TCTGTGCTTGCCAGTAGTGTATCATCTGCGGCGGCGGTTGTATCCTCATCCACCTTCCGCCAAAGATATTCAACTTGCCACTCACAGTTCCCTGATGTTGGGGTGGTACTCCAGCCAATAGTGAAGGTTGGGGCAACATCTCTATCCATTCTGTAAGGTATTCGCATATTAGCAACAATGGTATCATCGGCTGCGTCTGAAAACTGCCAAGCCCCGAAAAGCCCGTGGTCAACAAATTCTGCTGCTTTGGTCGGTGGTGCTTTTAACCCAGAAGAGTCAATCCAGATAGCATTCAATGTTCTGGCTGTGCCGTGTCTTATTACTGTGCCGTCTGACTGGATTTCGGTATAGTTAGTCCCCGCACCGACCTTAACTCCCCCCTCAAACTTTTGCTCCCCTGTTGAGGTGTCGCCAGTCACATTGACATAGCGGGGGTCAAGTGTAGTTCCGTCCTCTAGGTCATCGATGTCATCTTCGATTTCGTCAACATTGGCTCCAATTTCCTCCAGAGCAGTTTCTACTTCCTCGCCTGTGTAATGGTCATCATCATCTGCTATGTAAACATTCTTAGCCAGTAGCGACTTATCTTTAATCTTAGTCTGGGCGTCAATTCCTTTATCGGGAATTACGGCGTCGATGTCTTGTTCTGAGTAGCGTTCTTTCATTCTTCTGTCCCTTCGAGGGTGTAGATGAGCGTCATTCCCTTCCAGATTGGTGGTACTCCTGTACCGCTACTAAGTAACCTAAACCTAATTCCCTTGGCTCGGTTCTTCCCGAAGGTAATATCGAACTCGTTGATTTCATCGTTCAACCTTCCTAGATATTGCCACGGCTGGATTTTAGAACCCGTACCCAGAAGTTGGTAGTAGAGTGATAATCCCGACCTGCGGTTGGCGTAGGCAATAACCTTGTGGAAAGTATTGGTAGTTTCTGGCCCCCCCGGATAGTAATCTTTAGTAACTATTTCTAGGGGAATTCCTGCTCCATCGTCATCGTAGTTCTCTCCGTAACGGTATGCCTTGCCTAGCGTATCCCCAAAGTACAGCTCCCTAACATTTGAAAACTCGTAGGGTAGTGTTGACGAGGTACTGGAGCTGGTTGAAGTCGATGTCGAACTAGTGGATGTACTACTAGTGCTGGTACTCGTTACGGTACTGCTGGTCGATGTCGAAGTGCTAGTAGAGCTGGTGCTGGTACTTGTCGAACTCGTTGAGGTAGAACTCGTTGAGGTTGATGTCGAACTTGTCGATGTGGAAGTACTGCTGGTCGAAGTCGAGCTGGTACTGGTACTGGTTGAGCTAGTACTTGTTGTTGTTAGCGTACTACTGGTCGAAGTTGAGGTACTAGTACTCGAAGTAGAAGTCGAGCTAGTGCTAGTACTGCTGGTACTCGTTGATGTTGACGAGGTTGATGTAGAGGTAGAGCTTGTACTGGTACTGGTCGAGGTAGAACTTGAGGTCGAGGTAGTTGTAGCCATCGTATAATAAACCTTGACTTGGATATGGTCAAAGTAGTAAACGGGTGTGCTATCCGTACAATCACAAATTACTCTGAAGTTGCTATTGGCAAGTTCGCCAGATGACCAAGTCCTCCCCCAAGTATCGGTTGCCTCCCCAAAGGTATGAGTTGTCTCAGAATCGGTCAAATCCGCGGTTTTATTACTCGTTTCGGAGGTTCCTCCATTCCAAGATAACCGAACCCGAGTGCCCCCCGTAGTTGTGCCACTAACATATCCTTCGACAGCTACTTCGATTCCATCGATTGTAGCCCCATCAGGGACTTCCAGAGTAAAATCGTAGTAGTCTTGGGCGGGGTAGCCATTAGTACGGTCTGCTGTTGCGTAGGTATCATTGCTACTGTAGGCATTACCTGGGTCTACCCAGTTGTTGTAGGTTCCTCCTGTTGCTGTTGGACTCTTAAATCCTGTATCGGCCATTAAAATGCTCCTGTCGGACAACTTAGAAATACTTGGGGTCTAGTCTGTAAAATGTTGACTGTCCAAGTACTGTTAACCGTATCTAAATCTAGCAGCACCCGTCTTTCCTCGATGTCTTCCTCGGTATTCTTTACCTCCCCGATGTAGAGTAGGTAGTGTAAATTCTTGCTCCCCCCACAAACCTTGTAGGAAGAAGCAGGACTAACGCCCGCAATGTACGGTTGGACGGGTTCGGAGATGTACTCGACAACCCTCCCGTTAAACCTGTGAACCCCCCTGCGGTTAAAGTAATATGTCCACTCGTTAATGTTGACTACCGACCGTTGGCTGTTTGTCCCTGGAGCCCCTAGAACCCTCATACGGGAAGTCCCATCCCAAGTATGTAAAGAGTACTCCTTAAAGATTAAAAGACGGTTAGAGTTCGTCCCTAGCCCCCTAATCATATCGTTATCATCGGTATCTACCTCGAAGTAATCCCCCGTGTTTTCAGTCGTGTCCCAAGTAATGGAACCATCGGTTGGTAGGGATGAGTAGTAAACCCTCGAAGGATAGGGATTTGGCTGGATAACACAGTTAGCTAGGTAAAGTCTATTCTTGTAAACCTGTAGGTACTTGGCTCTCGGTGCCCCGTCTAGGTCAGTAGAGGTTGACCAGTTTTCCCCGTCAAAAGCTCTGGTATCGTTGGAGTAGTTAACCATAAAGAGCTTGTTGAGGTAGGTAGCAAATTCTGCTTTAGCCGCCGCAGTCAATCCTTGGTTCTGGGCTGTCCAAGTTTCGTTGATTGTATTGTAGAGATAGCAGTCACTCCCACAAACTCCGATTATCTTGTGGGTTCCATCGGGTTTGGCGAGGTTGCCCATTCCTAGTACATCGCTTTCAGGAGTCATTGCCGCTCCCTGTAGCTCGTATCCCCCCCTAGCCGAGATAGAACCGAAGACTCTTCCGAGGTCTCCGTTGATGATTAAAGCGGATTTATTGTCGGGTAAAAGAAGGGGCTGGGTCTTGGTGTCCATCCCCCCTGAGAGGTCGGTTATTTGTAAAGACTTCTTCTGAGGCATACATCACCAGTATTTAGCTAACTCTTCGTCCGAGAATGTTCGTCTATCCCCGTAGAGTCGCCGCATTACCTTTCTCCCCCGATAAGCTAGGAATGTCTTGGGGCCAGCGTACTTCTTCTGGTCTTGTTTGAGGAGGGCAACGCTACCCTCAAAGTTTTTCATATACATCTCGGACTTGTTCTGGTTTCCCCTAGCTTTCTCAATTTGGGACAAAGCCCAGTACTCTAGTATCTGGGGAATAGGAATATCCGTCTCGTCATTATCGTCTGCGAGGTCGGCCATCTTCTTGTAGTAGAGGGGGTAGAAGGTGTGGTAGGCGTGTTCTGGCGTTGGTTGGACTTTGAACGAGCCGTAGCTGTAGGTACTGTCGGGTTGGTAAATACAGAAGTATTTTATATCATCGTCATCGTCTCGGTCTTGGTCTCTTGTTTCGTACTCATACTCGACTTTAGGAAGTCTCTCCAACCGATACTTGATGTTATCAGTCCCATCGTCAAAGTGACAAATAATTGCTTTTAGATGACTCCAGTCCTCTAGGAATCCGTACTGTTCAGTACTGGCTACCGAGGAAATTGCGTCTCCTTCTTTCCAGAGAAACCACCAGCGGTTGTTCATTGCCGAGACATAATCCTGAGCGGCGTTGAATTGGTATCTAATTTCATCTCTATTGAGAACCTTAGCGTCGGGGTCGTTGGCTATCTTCAAAACATTGTTGGTCATATAGCGGGCTGATTTACGGGTATAACCCGTACCCGCTACGATTGGAGAATAGCTAGAATATGCCGCCGTCTGGGAATTGTAAAATCTAAATCGGTAACTGTCGGTAGTCGCCCCGCTGTAAATATGTTCGGAGAACTCGGAGTCCCACTCAATATCTACGGGCATTCCTGCTACTGCTGAATAGTCGCCACCAGTAGGTTTAACCTCTAGGGAGTACTTATCCCATCTTGTAAAGTAAATTGGAGTTCCTTGAGTATGGCCGTGTTTGACGGCTACGGCGAGGGTAATGGTATGGTCGCCAGTTGTTGAGGAAATCTTTACTGCTTCTGATTCTTCTTCTCCAACCTCTCCAATGACGATGTAGTCGTCAGCTGAAAATCCCTCATTGGATTTTACTGTTAAAGCAGTCGTACCATCAGCAACAGCTTGGGTCAGCCAAGTCTTTTCGTTATCGGAAAGGATTGGATTATCAATCTTGATTATCACAGCTCGATTATATCATATCACTCGGCAATCACTTCTCTTATTGTCGGTGTTTCTGCGGTTACTGTTTGTATTCTCATCTTTTGTTCTGAAACAGACTTCATTATTGCGTAGTCTAGTATCGTTGAACTGGTGCTTGTTGAGGTACTAGTACTAGAAGTCGATGTTGAGCTAGTACTGGTTGAAGTGCTAGATGTTGAGGTCGAGGTACTCGATGTTGACGTGGATGTGCTTGTAGAGGTACTGGTCGAACTTGTACTGGTTGAGGTCGTTTCTGTTGTTGAGCTGGTACTGGTGCTACTCGTACTTGTTGAGGTGGAGCTTGTGCTGGTTGAGGTACTCGTACTCGATGTCGAAGTACTGGAGCTGGTCGATGTACTACTCGTAGAAGTAGAGGTCGATGATGTACTCGTACTCGTACTGGTCGAGGTAGACGAACTCGTACTAGAGGTTGAGGTACTTGTTGATGTAACTGTTGAACTTGTACTGGTAGAGGTACTGGTTGAACTCGTGCTTGTGCTTGTCGAACTTGTCGATGTTGAGGTTGAACTCGTGGAAGTGCTTGTTGAAGTCGAACTCGTACTGGTGCTAGTAGAACTCGTTGATGTAGAAGTACTCGTTGAGGTACTGGTCGAGGTGGTAGTTTCTAGTGTTGTGCTCGTTGAAGTCGATGTCGATGTGGAGCTAGTTGATGTAGAAGTACTGCTAGTCGAGGTTGAGGTGGATGTGCTCGACGTAGAAGTTGATGTTGAACTCGTACTTGTTGAGGTTGAAGTTGAGCTGGTCGAAGTTGACGATGAAGTAGACGTTGACGATGTGCTGGTACTGGTTGATGTTGAGCTAGTACTCGTGCTGGTTGAACTCGTTGAGGTGGAGGTCGAGGTACTGCTCGTAGACGTACTGGTTGACGAAGTACTGGTACTTGTAGAACTTGAAGTGGAAGTAGTAGTTCCTGCTGCTTCTTCATAGGTGCAGTAGATGGAAAGAATTTTATCAGAGTATGTCGTTGACTTAGTTAGCTGGGCTGGCCATGTTTTATATGTTCCAGTCCCGTCATACCAGCAATCATTTCCTGTATCGTCATCACCATAAACATCAATGTACGGATCGTATGGCGGCCCCCCACCCTCACACCAAAAAGCTAGATGGTAAGTTTGTGATGTAAATGTTGGAGCAGAGGTAAAATTTTGTGTTTCCCAATGTAGCGTTTCACTAGGAGTAGCATTTTCGTCAGTAACTCCATTAGTTACTTTATTAAGACTACTGTCATAGATATACATTTGACAGTTTACATCGGTTGTGCTTGGCTCAATATACGCAGACATACTAACCCCTGTTCCAGCCGCCCCCGCAGCATTATCAAATGCCGCCCTGTTATCCTCGGAAACAATCACGGATGCCGCACCATCGCCGCTGTATCCAAATGTCAAGCCCGCCGCATGTCTCACGGGATAAACGGCATTATCAAGAAACTCTTGGGGAATAGTCGCTGTTAATGTATTATCTTTTATCTCCAGTTTGCTCCAAACCCAACTGCCAACACTATCTACGACCCTTGGTCTATAGATATGACCAACCTTGCCTACTTTGTATAATTTCCCCCCGACCCAGTTTACTGGCCTTCTCTGTTGGTGATAAACCGCATAAGAACCCTCTACGTTTTCTGGAGTCTTAGAATAGGAAATATCGTAAATTTCTGCTGGATAATCTGGGGCATAAAGGGCAAACCTCTCTAACCAGAAATCCCTTTTTGACTTATCCCAATCGGTAGAACATCTATCTGGGGGGAGTGTATCTTCAAAGTGCTCAAAGCCAGCACCATCGAAGAAGATACCTTTCTTGGATATTCTCGCCACTTCTTTAATGGCTTCTTCTATGTCTTTTTCGTTTTGGAAATACCTTAGAAGGCCAATTCCGACCGCCAAGTCATACTGTTTGTCCCCTACCTCCGGCACACCCAATCTAACATCTGCCTTGATGTAGTTCTCGGTAACTCTTTTAGAGTACGCTTCTTCCGAGTAATCAATACAGGTTCCATCAAACCTTTTAGCAAACCAACCAGTTCCTCCACCAATGTCAACTAGAGACCCAAACCTTTGATTTTTAACTATTCCCTCTATCTCTCTTTGTTCTACAGCAAACTCCCCCAACCTCTCTCTTAGTGTCGGCTGATAGAGAAACCTTACATCTTTCGCATTAAGTGAAAACTCAATCTTGTTAGTCGGGGGTTTTTCTTTGAGAATTACCTCGAACTCAAATCCGTTTTCTACCTCGTAAAGGTGAACCTCTCTTTTACCATTCTGGAGTTTTACCTTGTCGCCTTCTGTAGAAAGGGTGTAGTTGTCAAAGTCTTTGAGGCGGACACTACAATTTACCTCGTTGTCCCACCGCATTAACTTAAACTGTGGTTGGAATTTAGCGGGGTCTTTACTATCACCGAGCTCGAACTCAATCTTGTCCCGCCAATCGTCTTTGGGAGTAAATTTGTAGGCGTTAGTTAATTGTTCGTACTTTGGCATAGCCATATTATATCCTCTTGACTCCGACACTCTTAATTCGGGGCATATCCTCCCTGATTGTATCAATACCCATCCGTTCTACCCCGACACCCCCAATCTTAGCTCTAAACGGCAATGTACTCGACGTAGAAGTACTCGTTGAAGTGCTACTGGTAGAGGTCGAAGTCGTACTCGTGCTGGTAGACGAACTGGTACTGGTACTTGTCGAAGTAGAACTGGTACTCGTCGAAGAGGTACTCGTGCTAGTGCTGGTACTGGTGGAGCTGGTCGAGGTTGAACTCGTTGACGTAGAAGTTGACGATGTGCTCGTACTGGTACTTGTTGACGTCGAGGTCGAGCTAGTTGACGTGCTCGTAGAAGTACTGCTCGTCGAAGTACTAGTACTAGAGGTCGAGGTACTTGTACTTGTGCTAGTAGATGTTGACGTTGAGCTCGTCGAAGTGGACGTACTCGACGTTGAAGTACTCGTACTGGTAGATGTCGAGCTGGTACTCGTACTGGTTGAAGTCGAGCTCGTACTGGTACTTGATGTACTCGTGCTTGTTGACGTTGACGAGGTACTGGTACTCGTTGATGTAAGGGTCGATGAGGTCGAGGTCGATGTACTACTAGTCGATGTACTGGTTGAGCTGGTACTGGTACTGGTCGACGTTGAACTGGTTGATGTCGAGGTACTGCTAGTTGAAGTACTCGTAGACGAGGTACTAGTACTCGTTGAAGTTGAGCTAGTTGATGTTGATGTGCTAGTCGAACTCGTGCTCGTACTTGTACTGGTCGAGCTTGTCGACGTACTTGTCGAAGTACTGGTCGACGTCGAACTTGTCGATGTAGAGGTACTCGTAGAGCTGGTACTTGTTGATGTAGAACTCGTTGAAGTAGAAGTCGACGTGCTACTGGTAGATGTACTCGTGCTTGACGTAGAAGTACTCGTTGAAGTGCTACTTGTCGAAGTCGATGTTGAGGTGGATGTTGACGTACTCGATGTTGAAGTCGAGGTACTGCTGGTCGAAGTACTAGTTGAGGTTGACGTCGAAGTAGAACTTGTCGAAGTGCTCGTACTCGTGCTAGAGGTCGATGTGCTGGTACTTGAAGTACTTGTACTGGTTGATGTCGACGTTGATGTGGAACTCGTGCTCGTACTGGTACTGGAAGTTGATGTACTGGTACTCGACGTTGATGTACTCGTGCTAGTACTGGTTGAGGTCGACGAGGTACTGGTCGATGTCGAGCTAGTAGAGGTACTTGTCGATGTGCTTGATGTCGAAGTCGACGTGGATGTACTCGTACTAGTACTCGATGTTGAAGTCGAACTGGTACTCGTCGAGGTTGAGGTAGAACTCGTACTCGTGCTAGTAGATGTCGATGTCGAACTGGTGCTAGTTGACGTAGAACTAGTACTAGTCGTCGTCTGCGTGGAAGTGCTTGAGCTAGTACTTGTACTTGACGTCGAGGTAGAAGTACTCGTGGAGGTAGACGTAGAGCTGGTCGAAGTTGAGGTACTAGTACTCGATGTCGAGGTTGAAGTACTACTGGTACTCGTTGAGGTACTGCTTGACGTACTCGTGCTGGAAGTTGAGGTACTGGTACTCGTACTACTGGTTGATGTCGAACTAGTAGATGTTGATGTCGAAGTACTGCTTGTAGAAGTACTAGTTGAAGTCGAGGTTGAGGATGTCGATGTGGAGGTCGACGTTGAACTAGTGCTTGTACTAGAAGTACTTGTCGAAGTGGAACTGGTACTTGTTGATGTAGAGGTCGATGTCGACGATGTTGATGTAGACGTGCTCGTACTAGAGGTACTGGTTGATGTACTACTCGTCGAGGTCGAGCTAGTAGAAGTAGATGTACTCGTCGAAGTACTACTTGTTGATGTTGACGTAGAGGTTGAGCTTGTCGATGTAGAGCTGGTGCTAGTAGAAGTACTCGTACTGGTGCTCGAAGTTGAAGTAGAACTAGTACTGGTACTCGATGTACTCGTGCTTGTTGACGTTGATGAGGTTGAAGTCGAAGTACTCGTGCTTGAGGTTGAGGTACTTGTACTCGATGTACTGGTACTGGTTGAGGTACTGGTAGAGGTAGTAGTTTCCAGCGTTGTACTTGTCGATGTAGAAGTTGAGGATGTACTTGTGCTAGTTGATGTCGAGCTCGTACTCGTAGATGTTGAGCTTGTTGAGGTTGAAGTACTCGAAGTACTCGTACTTGTGGATGTTGAGCTAGTCGATGTGCTTGTAGAACTGGTACTTGTAGAACTCGATGTGGAAGTACTTGTAGAGCTAGTAGAGGTACTCGTACTAGATGTTGAAGTACTGGTCGAAGACGTACTGGTTGATGTGGAGGTAGAACTTGAAGTGGATGTAGTAGTTCCTGCTCCTGCTGTATAGGTGCAGTAGATAGACCATCTATAAACCCATCCCTCTGCTAATGGGTCAGCAGACCAAGTTGGAGACTCCTTCAGATCAGACCATTCGGTCGCAGTAGGCCAGTCATACCAATAAGCCTCCTCTGGCGTTGTCTCTATACCATCAAAGTAAACCGCCCCACCGCAGGATACCTTTAACCACCACGCCAAATAGTAGTGATTTGCGGAAAGGACTCCCTGCTCTGTCTCCAAATCCATCTCATATTCCAAAGCCCCGCCAACAAAGTCACCATTATCAGGGTTTCCCATACCCGTAGTCTCTATTAAATCCCCGTCATCCTCGTAAAGCCCGTATACTATTCCATCCCCACACCAGAAACCTCCGTTATACATCCAAGCAGTAATCTTGGTTGCTGTCCCGTCAGAAGCTGGGGACGCCTTAAGCGCCCTGACATCAGCACCCCCGTTGTTATTAGACCCCCCCTTACCTGTGTGACCAAAGGTTAAACCTGCGGCGTGCCTTATGGGGTAAACTGCGTTATCAAGAAAATCTTGGGGGATGGTTACTGTTAAAACACCGGCCTTTTTATCAATGCTGAGTTCTCCCCAAACCCAATTACCCTCAGCGTCTTCTATTCTTGGTCGGTAAATGTGAAAAACCTTGCCAAATTTGTAATTCTTGCCACCCAATAGTTCATAGTTTCCTTGCTTTGTGCTGTGATAAACAGCGTAAGAGCCGAGAATGCGAGCTGGCCTTATCCGCCGCTTCGCTTCTAAGAGGGTGGACGGAAAAGTATCCCTAATTTCTTGTGGTATTTTTGTATTCTGTTTGCGTTCTACGAACCTATCAAGAGCTTCTTGAGCCACCTCATCACTTATCTCCCGCTGGTAATGGAATCCAAGACCTTTTGTTTCAATCGTGAACTCTAATTTGTTAGTTGTTGGTTTCTCTTTGAGGATAACTTCAAACTCATACCCACCCTCTCTTAATTCCTCACTAGGGGGGAGTTCGTAAAAATGAATCTCTTTCTTGGCGCCGACCAGCTTAACCTTCTCACCTTCGGTTTGGAAAATTTTCGGCCCATCGTCGATTAAACGAAACGAGGCGTTAACCTCGTTATCCCAGCGTTGAATTTTTACCTGCGGATGGAATTTAGAGGGGTCTTTGCTGTCACCAAGCTCAATTTCAATTTTATCTTTCCAATCAGGTTTAACTACCCGACCGAGAGCGTTATCTAAGACTTGGTACTTGTCTTTTACTTCCTGTGAAAGTTTACTTATGTCCATAACAAAAAAGGGCATACGATGCCCCTTTGGGGAGAGGCGAGGCATCTCAACCTCTCCCCGCTCCATTATAACAAACGCTTTTTTGGGGATTGTTAGATGGGGATTTTACGGACTTCGGGGTCTCTCTCTCCTTTGGGGTGATAAATATCGAATCCAGCAGGCCAGAGAGCGTTTAAGTCGTTCCACGGCTTCTGGTGAGGTGGTAGGGCTTCCTGAACTGCTCCAGCAACATCCTTACTCTGTCCCCAATGGTGAAGTACCCAAGACAGACTTGTTCCCAAACACCTACCGCCTGCCTTGTAAACCCTCGCATTGTAGTCATAATCCTCCCCACCTCCGGGGAAGAACCGCTCGTCAAACAAACCTATCTTTTCAATCGTTTCTCTAGGAAAGACAGGACACCACATACAAATACCGTCCAGCACCGACCCTTTGCCGCCTTGAATGAGACTAAAATACTCCTCGGTAGTATATTCCTCCTTGTACGGTATCCTCGGCTCGGCGTTACGGTCAGCTATCGAGGAGGGATTGACGACCATCGCCGTCTTGTACTTCTCGAAGGTTTCTAAAATCCCTCTCCACCAGTCTTGGTGAATAAACTCGATGTCGTCATTAGCACAAATAACATAATCACTCCCCCAATACATTGCGTGGATAATCCCCTCATTCATACTCTTGGAAAAGCCAAGGTTAAATCGGGGTCTAAGCAGTAAATCTATCTTGTCGTGTAAGTCCTTAGAGATTCCACGGAGCGATTGATCCACCACGATCACGCGTGTCGTTTCCCTGTCGTTGTACTTCCACAGGGTTTCTAGGTTCCTCTTGATGAACGATGGGCGTATCAACGGGATTACGAATGTCTTGAGCATTAACCTCCTTTCCGATAATTTCTGAAATGAAATGGAAATTTGTTTCTTGAGTTAGTTTCTCACACAATCCCCGTTCCTCAATCATCTGTCTAATTCCGTTCTGCTGGTCTAGTGGAACTCCTTGAATGTCCCAAGTATGTCCGTGGATACACCACGGGTGGTCTAACTTATAGACAGGCAGCTCTTTCGGTCTGCGGTTGTCGTTGTAAACGTGGTCGGCTACCCAGTACCCTGCTTGGAGTAGTGCTTCATAACAGCCATCCGAAATCTGCCATCCAGGAGCTTTGAAGCCTTTGACGAATATGTCCCCAAATTGAGTCTCTACCTTACTAAGGTTCATCAAACATTCTTCTTTTGTCCACTTGGAACACTCGTAGTTATCGTTGTGTTCCCAACCGTGTACTGCTAACTCTATCCAACCCAGCTTGTTAATCTCCTTGAGAATATGGGGAGAGCATCTAGCGGGAATGGCAAACAGGGTAGCTTTGAACTTGGGGAATAGGTGTTTCAGGTAAAACAGGTAAGCCAGAGACAAATCTCCAACCCTCCCGTTATTGAGGGTCATCTGGTGGTCGTCAAAATCTACTACTGCGTCTTTCGGTTTGTTAGGTAGGTTAGGATACATCACAAACTTTGTCCATTTCTTTCAACATTCGCTTCTGGTCGTAGTGTTTCTCAATGTAAGCCCGATACTCCTCTGGATTATAATCCTCGCTTAGAAACGATTCTACTGCCTCCGATTCAGTCGAAAACAGGTAGCGCTCGTCCCAGATGGCCTCAGCCCCGTAAAACCTGTGGATGACTGGTTTAATACCCTTAGCCATTGCTTCGGCCGTAACATAACTAAATGCCTCTTTAATAGAAGCACAGAGCATATAGTCCATATTTTCATACCAAGCGTTCAAATCCTCTACCCTGTCGGGATAGAAGGTAATCAACTCCCTAACTCCACAAGCGTCTATCAAGTTCTGGTTGTAGTGGTAGAAGTAGTTACTGTTAGGCCAAGTTCCTCTAAGATGAAGCCGCCAGTTAGTATTCGATTGTCTAACTAGCTGAATCAGAATCCTGATAGCTCGGTCAATCCCCTTATTCTCCCAGAGTTCCCCGATAAAGCCAATGTTCTTTACCTTGTCGGCCCGTTTCTTCCTGAATGTCCACTTGTCTAGGTCAACTCCTGGTCTTATCAAATGCTGTTTACATTCCCTAATTCCTTGCTCGGCAAAGCGTTGGTTGGCTAACCTCTGGATGTGGGGAGCAATGAAGATTAAATCATCTACCCCCGCCCAGTTCACTCCTCCACCGTGTCCCGCCCACATATCAATGTCAATCATTCGGTTGACCAGCTTCTTCTTGTTTCTGTCTTTGATTGGTCTGTCGAATGGCTCGTGGGGGGTCTTGTCAAACCAAATCTGCTTGCTGGCTAATTGGATGTTAAGGTCTGTCCACTCGATGTAGATTAAATCTGCCCAGTCAGCTTTTTCTGGACTATACCCACCCTGCTGGATTACCTCGTGGCCGAGGTCTCTCCAATGGTCTCGCATATAGTGACTAAAGCGACCGTTTTCCACGTCTGCGATGAAAATTTTCACAGCTTTAGCCCCCTTATTCGCCGATTATCACACTTTAAACAACATTGTACATCGTTGTCCCACTCTCCCCACTCGTGTTGGCAGGTTTCCATTCGCTTTTGCTCCCTGTTGTGCTTTTTGAAGAAAAGCTCATCAATTGGCTTACCAAACAGTTCTCTCCTCTCTTTACGAGTACTTAGATAGTAAGCCATCCTGCGCCAGTAGGTTTTATTTAATGCCATTATTGACACCCCCAATCCCGAACTGGTACCTCAAAATAGTTAGAAACTGTCTTACTCGATAATCAAACTTGAGATATTTCTCACAGTACTCGTGACCCCGTTTAGCAATCCTTAATCGTTCATCCTCGTGTTCCAGATAGTACTTAGCTTTCTCAATAAAGTCTAGTTGGTCTGTCCAGTAAACCAGATTCTCCTTGTCGGGACCGAAGGCCCGCTCCATCCCAAGGGTGTACTTGGCGAGGACGAAGCCCCCAGCCCCAAGGATTTGGGCTATTCTATCACTCCAATAGCCCTCAATGTCGTGTCGCCAGTCCAGAGCTAAGTTTATCTTAGCTTTGCTGACCAAATAGGCATAGTTGTCGTCCCACATTCCTGATTGTGCTTTGTAGCCCCGCTCCTGCCAAGCATCGGGGTTAAGAGAAAAGATTGTTAAATCTAGGGCGTCTCGGATTGGTTTTAGGTACTCGGCACGGTTAATACCCATATCTGACCAAGTTCCTGTAAAGACCACAGGGTACTCTCTAGTTAGTTCCAAAATCTGGCACTTGTGCTGGTAATCCTCGGTAGTCGTATCAACCTTCTCGTAAAAGTCGGGGCAGGCGTCCTCTGGCCAGTAGATAAAATTGACTCCCTCTTTCTCGTAGTCTTTCCTCCAGCCAATTTCCTTGGAGAAGTAGGCGTCGCAGTCTCTAGCTTGTTGAATGTGCTGGGTTGGTAAGGAAGCGGGACTCCTCTGCTCCATTGTCGCCGTTGAGCTAATGTTGGCTTCCATCAGGTCGTGCTGAATGAAGTAAATAGGTTTGTCAGGACACAATTCTCTTAATCTTTTGATAACCTCTGGAGTAAACTCCCCACCCTTCCAAGTTAGGATAACATCAGCTTCGGAAGCACTCTTTCTCTTGGCTTCTTCTTCTTCGGGAGTTAAAGTATGCCCTGTTGGACTTTTAGCTTCCTCCCCGAATATCTTGGGTATCTCGAACCTGTTATAGCGGATAGTAGTATGACCTTCCCGTTCGAGTACATCACAGATATTTATTTCATCTGCCTGCTCACTGCCGCATTTCCAAAAATTTCCCAGACACAAGAACTTCATAGCTTTTCTAAAACGATAAAGGTTTCGGCACTACCACAATGATTTTCTTTGAAGGCAAGTCTTCTAACGGGCAATCCCCCGAGAAACTTTAGGAACTTTTCCTTCGCATACAGGTTTCTCCAACTGTACGGGGGGTTAGGGTGGATATTGTCTATACCATTTTTGGGGAATGGTGTGTGGATAGTCAGAATTACCCGTTTCTTGGCTACCCTAACCAGCTCCTTAATTGGCTGCTCGTAATACTCACAATGGGCAACAGCGTGGCGACAGTTAACAACATCCCACGAGCCATCTTCCTCCGTGAGATTGTTGATGTCTTGAACCTCAAATTCTCCTTCGGGACAGAGCGTTTTGGCTCCTTCTAGTAACGATGGTGAGTAATCAACTCCCTTGTAGCGTACCTTTCGTCCCACTCGTTCCAGTATCTCGTAATCCGCCCCGCTACCACAGCCGACATCCAGAAAACTATCCCCATCTTCCACATAGTTAGTAAAGTCTATCCGCCACGGCTCGTGGGGACTATTCAGTCCTGTCCGACAGAAGAGGTCGGGTCTCGACTTTCCAAACTCTTTCTCAAAATAGTTGTTGGTTATATCGCCTTGTTTCGCCAACATAGTAAAGCTGACCAGTCACCGATAACCCCCGTCGGGTTGTGGTGGAAGTCTTTGGGGGTTCGGTAAACACAGTACCCCCTTTTAAGGAAATCCTCGGCACACCAACCTGAACGATGTTTCTCCAGCTCGTCAAACTTCTCAGGGTCTTGCTCTGGGCCTTGTGGTAGAAACCCATCGGGAGTAAAGATGATGATTAACCTGTCAGCAACCTCCTCGAAATGGTCAAGCCACTTTTCTCCTTCTTCTTTCGGTAGGTGCTCAATCGTGTCCAAGCAAGAAACCACATCGAAATGGTCATTCCAAACACTACAATCTTCATTGTAGAGTTCCCTAATTATCTTCCAGTCCCGACCAGACTCCCAGCCCTTTGGGTCAACACAGACTTTCCTCTGTCCATTACTGTCGTGGAAAACCTTGAAGTTTAAGTCCATTGTTGTCGAGGCAATTCCGTTTCCCCCACCCACATCCAACCAACTGGTAATCGGGGTCTCTGGTACTGCTGGATGATTTAAGCCCCCATTGATTATCTGGGTATCAACAATGAGCTGGTTTATAAAATGACCCACCCTCGTTCCTGCTTTACTCATAATTCGATAACATAGTAATGAAATGTGCTGGGAAACATTCTAATCGTCTCGGTTGGTTCTTCGGGAAAACCGTGTGACTTCATAAACTCCCTAATCTCGTTTTCCCCAATCCAGTTGGAATTCTTCTCCTCAAGGTAATCGTAGTTGTCCTCGTCATCATACTTTGTAACCTGTTTAACATCGTACTGTGTCCAACCGTGCCAGAAGTTAATGATAACCCTTTTCTTAGCTACCCGTATGGCTTCCTCGACTGCTTTCTGCCAACGGGGGCAAAGCTCTAGAATATGGTAAAGTAGCACGACATCCCAAGAGTTATCTTTTTCCTTTAGCTTTTCAGCGTTCTGAACTTCCCACTCGGCTTCTGGAAAGTCAATTTTAGCCCCCTCAATAAAGTTTCTAGTAAGGTCAACCCCCTTGTAATCAATGGGAATATCTTTGTTCTGGAAGTTCTCATAGACCCACCCCGAACCGCACCCGACATCTAGTACACTCTCTCCAGGGTCGATGTAGTCATACAGCCGTTCTCTACTCTTATTGTCACCCCGATGGTATTTACGATGTTCCCAATACTTACTCATTTGATGCCTATTTTCTTGACTGCCCAAAGGTAAGATGTATCACAACTAACAATATCCTCGGGATAGTGTTTTACCCTCCAGCCCGAATGTCCAATAATAAACTTCTCGCAAAACTGCCTTACTCCAGGTGAGGAATGTGAGTAGTCGTGGAAAAGGATGCTCCCCCCTTCTTTCAAGTACGGCGACCAAGCCGCAAAGTCCTCCAAGACATCCTGATAGTCGTGGCAACCGTCCAGCAATAAAACATCAATAGGATGAATCCAACCACGAGCACATTCTGGGGATTTCTGCTGGTAGAAGTTAATTGGGGTATCTTTGTGTAGTTCCTGTCGTTCGGGGTAGTCCTTAATATCGTAACAGGAAATCGAACACTCGGGATTGCCTGCCCAAACTACAAAGGCAGAAATGCCGTACATCGTTCCTATTTCTACATAGACCTTAGCGTCTTTGGTAGCTTCCCAGAGAATTTCCATATCCCGTTGGGTCTGGGATCGGTCTCCATACTGCTGGAGCTGCTTATAGAGTTCCCCAATAGACTGTGACTCCCGTTTAGTCGTCATAGTAATTACCCTCTCCATAGAACGGCTTTCCGTACTTCCCTTTCCAAGAAGGATGAAATTCCAGCCAATCCTTCCCCGGATGAACCCCGTGCCCGTGAGCTATTTCGGCTACATAGGGTCTTTCCTCAGTCGGAATTCTCGTTCCCTTCTTTCCCCCAGCATACCAGATATTACCCCGCCCGTCCCGCTCAAATCCCCACTTTCTGGGGAAATAGCGCCAGTTAGTCCACCAGCTCTTTTTAGCTTCCTCACTCTCGGCAGGACTACTGCTCTGGAGGGAGAAGTGATAAACATAGCTGTCCCGAACCCGTTTGGGTCTGATACCAGCAATCATCATCTTGTACATTACATCGGGGTCGGAGTTGCTACCGAAAGGGTCGTAGGCTTCATCGTAACCACCAATCGTTTTGAAGATTTCGGTTTCGGTCAGGAAGGGAAGATTAAAGCCATCCTCAATTCCCTCGTCCCCGTGGTTCTGGGAAACAAACTGGAGCCAAGCGTCTCTTCTAAACTTATCCACCGTTTCTCCACAATTGTGGATTTTGAAGGGTTCGGCTCCTGATAGTGGTTCTACGAGGTTCGGGGAAACGCATTTGTGTTCCTCAACCGCTTTGAGTAAAAACGGCAACCAATCGGGGCTGTAAATCATATCATCGTTGGAAACCATCACATATTTAGTGTTGGTCATTTCTAGTCCCTCATTTACGGCGTGGCACTGTCCCTGTTGGGGTATTTTTATCACCCTAGCGTCTACATTGAGGTCTAGTGCGTTTTTACCATTGACTAGTACTAAGATACTAATCTTGGAAGTAAACTCTCTCAAGGAGGCCACACACGCCTCGACATACGGCTTGGTTTTCTTGGATGCCAATGTCGGAATTAAAACTGTCAGCATTAAAATGTCCTGTCCTCAAACTTTTCTAAAAGAGGGTACTGCTCAGATTTAGGAATACAGGTTGCTGGGTCATAATCAATATCCTGTGGGTCTCCAAAGTCCCTAGCTTGGTGGTAATGCTCAACATTGTCCCGATAACCCCAGTTAGATTTCCCGAAAAGGTGGTAGCACCTTACATCCCTAGCATAGCCCGTTTTTAATCCTTCCCGCAGGATTTCCCCGCAGATTCTCCACTCCTCACTCCTCGAATCGTTCCACTCATCCCGCCATTTATACTTCTTCACAATATCTGTCCTCATAATACGATAGCTCCCCCCACAAACATAGAATTGTCCGATTTCCCTATCTTTAGTGAATAGGTTGGGGACTCCTAACAGGGCTTGGGGTCGAGCGGAAATAGCTCCGTAGTCGGGATGTCTGTCCATTAAGGAAACCATCTTCTGGAGCCAATCAGTCCCGTTTGACGGGGCTTCAATCAAGAGGTCGTTATCGGTGTTTACAAAGTAGGGTGTGGATTCTACAAACCTCAACCCCGTGTTCTTGGCGTACTCCAATCCGTAGTTACGGTCTAGTAAAATGAGGACTTTGATAACCCCCCGCTTCACATAATTCCAGAGCATTTCCTTCTGGCGTTCATCGGAGCCGTTATCGACCACGATTAGGCGGTACGGCGACTTGGTTCGCTCCTCAATCGACTCCAGAGTCTTCTGGGTAAAGATAGGGCGATAATATGAAGTCAAGAGTATATCAGTCGGTTTCATTTTCCTCCTCAAGAATCTTAGCCAATCTGTTAAGCAATCCCTTCTCTAATATATCAATCTTTCGGAGGATATATTTACCAGCCTCCTCACTTCCCAAGTCAGCTAACATTCGACGACTAACCTTAGTTCCGTTGGCATATTCCTTACCAGTTCTGTTATCGATTAGCTTTATTTCAATAGTAAAGGTACTATCCTTTTTCATTAACCCACCCCCTACAATGCCTCAAAAGCAAACAACATCTTACCCATTGCTCCTAATGGCTTAAAGTCTTGGTAAAACTCGATAGCGTCGTTAATAAATCTAGTAACATCAGCGTTCCTACCGCTATCGTAATCGTGGAAGAATACCTTACTTCCGGGTCTCACCCATCTCCCGAAACCGAGGAAGTCGGATTCGACCGTTTCGTAGTCGTGGCCGCCATCGATGAAAAGCAGGTCAATCGGCGTTTTCCAGCGTTTTACTATCTCCTTTGAGTCTCCAATATAAGAAAGAACATTCTTCTCCAGCTTTGGGTCACGGCTTCTGATGTCGATTGTGTGTACCGTTGAGGTTGGGGACGCTTTAGCCATTCGGTTGGCTGATTCTCCAGCACAAGTCCCCGTCTCCACGATTACCCCGTTTTTAATCTTGGAAGCCGCTTCTTCTAGTACTTTTAGGTCTTCTTCGGGTGTCATAGACATCTTCTAACCTTTGGACATTCGGCGACATCGGGATTGGTCGGGCCTTTGTCGTGTAGTGGCATTTTACCTGATTGGGTCGTCATTGCTCTCATATGCCAAACAGGAAACTTTAGTCCGCTCTTGTGAATGTCCAATTCCTTCATCCTGAAATGAAAATCTCGGTCAACCCAGTAGCAAGGATACAAATCCTCGTTTAAGAGAAAGTGCCCATCCTCGTCTTGGTAAGCTAAAGTATGGTAGAGGTCTTTTCTGATGACCAGACAGTTAAACCTACCTGCCATATCGCCGCTATTATGTTTAGTTTCCTCCCACATCTCCTCGGTAAACTCAGGTGGTTCCAAATTCCCCCTGACCTTCTCTGGTTGGGTTAGGTGGCAGGGGTCACAGAAACCAATTTTCATATCATTTGCTTCCATATGTGCTTGTAATTCTGGCCACCAGTTCTCGTGAATAATCCTCGTATCGTCTCCCATAATCGACCAGTATTTCGTTTTTGAGAGGTGAATCCCCATATTCCAAGACTTGGAACAACCAAGGTTTCTGTAGGAACGAATGTAGAGATGTGCCCTGTCTTGGAGTTTGGGGTAGAGTTCACCCTTTTCGGTATTGTCGATTAAGATTAGTCGGTGCTTTTCTGGGTCGCAATGTTCCCAGATACTCTTAACACACCCCTCAATATAATCGGGAAATACGAAGGGCACGATAAATGTATTGATTGGATTGCCCTTTTTCTCTCGTAGGTTCACTTCTTAACCTCCTCATCCCAAAACTTTTTCCATTCCTCAGCAGTTGGGGACTTCCCGCCGTAGAGCCCGACTGGAAAACCCAAGCCACGATGACAAACCCCACACAAGACAAGATACCTCTTCTCAAACGGTAAATGGATAGTCGTCTGTCCCGTCATTAAATCGTTTCCACACCGAGAACAAACTTTTGGTAATACATCTTTTCTTTTAGCCATACACTCACCTCCTAACATGTTGTAAATATAGATTAAGTGGCAATGCTTTGGATTTGTATTTGCGTGTGATTTTGTAAAAATAAAAGAAGTCGCAACCCCAAGGATTTCCCAGTGTATCAACCTTTCTCCGACCCATCATCTCCCTAAACTCAGGAAATTCTCTGGCACATTCGTCAGCGAAAACATAGGGGCTCATCTGCTGGGGCATACCGCCTAACTCCTCAAAGATTTCCCTTCTAAAGACGAAGTGTCCAGTTGCTACCTTACCCGTTTCAAAGTACCCCATCCCCGGCTCCCCATCAGGAATATCGGGGGTTGGTCTAATGGTCGTTCTCGGTTCGTAGTTGTGTTCATCGAAAGTCTTAGGTTCCCAGTAAACAATTCCCCCGTAGTGAAAGATTTTGTAGCCAGGACACCTTCTAATCCAGTAGTCGAGGTTGTAGAGAGTTGAGGAGATAAGCTCGTCATCTGAATTATGGAGAGCTACCAAACCGAGGCTATCAACAAATGTATGCGAGTCAGACTCCACCGAAAGGTCATATACATACCTACTTGCCTTCTCTAAAGGAGAGATAAATGTCTTAAACCCCCGCCTGTTCGTCTTAAGCGGCCTGGTACTAATACCCCAACTCTTTTTGGACTCTCTATAACCAACGGAGAAATCTATCCCAAGTTGCCGTAACAAAAAGCACAGGCCGCTGGCCAAACCCAACGAAACCGTTGTGTAGACAAAATAGTTTTTGAGGAACTTCTTACTCCTCTTACCACCATCGGGAGCACTTCCCTTTTTCCTCGAACCATCCCCAATAACAAGATATTTCAAGAACTCCGCTTGGTATTTCTTATCAAGATTGTAAATAAACTGCGGAATTTTCTTACTTCTACTGTCCTTCCCGCACAGATAGGGAAAAGCCGCCGTGAGCAAGTTAGAATAATTACGCAACCGCCAAACGGTGGCGTATGTCCCCTTCTTATCGGCACAGTAAGAAAAGGTAGCGTTGGTAAGTTCCTGAAAATCCTTTTCAATTCCCTGAAGAATTTCCTTTTCCTGAAGTGCTATATCGAAGTTCTTACTCTTCGGGCGTTTTGAAACCGACCCCTCCGAAATGTAAAGTCCTAAGATTCGGCAGAGCGAAAGCAGAGAATCTCCACCTAACTGTCGCTTTAGAAAGATTTTGTCCTGTCCCCTTTGATGGTTATCAAAACGAACGGTCTTTTCATCGGATATAAGCCCAGAAACCTCAGACAGGTACTCCCATAGGTCTATGGACTCTAATTTACCCCGTTCTACCCCGCCAACGGTCACGAATGGATTATCAACAGTTTCATACCACTTAGACTTGACTAGCTCTCCCCCCTCTAATTTGACTAAAGAGTGGTCTTCCGTTACCTCAACCTGTCCATACTTCTGAGTTACCCTGTAAACATTCTTGTCCGTTCTATGACGAATAATTTTTGTTACCTTAGTCCAAAAGGCAGGGACTTTCCAATAATCATCCTGTTTAGAAGCTAAACTAAGGGTCTCCAAGTCCGTTGGATAACAAACCTCTTTCCCGTTAAAATGAGAATAGGGATATAAATTAAAGAGCTCCTCAATAGAGAGAACATCCATACGGCCATCTATCTTTACGGGTATTCTTCTCTCGGCGGTTATACTATCAAGCCATATAACCCAATCGTTTGTAGCCGCCGCCATCCCCTCAGTTCGGGAGATAGCCCGCTCCAGTCTTTCCTTGTGGTGGATAATCTTGCTGGCGGGGTACTTTTTAGTAAGTTGAGAATCCTCGTCCTCGATAACGATAGTTTCTACCAAATCTCGTGGGTAGTTTTGGAAGTAAACGCTACGGAGTGCCCGTTCGCCATCACGGTCTCCGTGAATCGGCATAACAATGGAAAAACTACTTCTTATTAGTGGCATCTATTAATCCTTGATTGATGGTAACTGCCCGCTTTAGCAGTTTCGACCCCGTGTAGTACGCAAACAATTCTAAATCTTTTTTCAAACATTTTCCACCTGCCCCCCGACCCCCCTTGTGGAAAATCAACGAGTGGGTGTTTCCAATTCGACTGTTCTCCTTTATGGCTTCTCTGATAGTCTTGTAACTAGCCCCGTTCCTCTGGCAAATGTCGTAAATCTCATTGAAGTAAACTACTTTGAGTGCGTAGAAGGCATTAAATACATACTTGATTGTTTCTGATGTAACCGAGTCTGTCAAGAACATTGGGGTTAATTCTCCTGTCTTTGAGCGGCCTTTCCAGAGGTCGGCTACTGCGGCAACTACCTGCTTATTCTCCCCCCCAATGACGATAAGGTCGGGCTCTTTCTCCATATCAAGACCCCCCCTACCTTCATCTGAAAAAGAAGGATTGTGTACTGCCTCAACGAAATACTTGCTACAGAGGTGCTTGGTAAACCCTGGTTTGACAGTTGACCTGATAACTAGAATTGGGGTTCGGCTAATCTGGGAGAGTTGCTTGACTATCGCCTCAATATCGTCCGTAAAACAATCTTCTTTGATAGTTGGTGTTGGAAGACTGATAAAGATGAAACGGCATTTGGCGGCGTCTTTGAGGGTTATATTCGACCCCGCCCTATCGTAGTACTTCTTAATGTTAAAAACTTTGGCAGTTCTTTTTCCTAAAGCACCGTAGCCAATGATACAAGCATCAGCCATTTTTCTCATCTTTGCTCGATTGGTTCCTTCTTTAATTCCTCGTAGAAGAAAAGGGGTTCGATGTATGTCTTAAAAACATAATCCAGCGACCTGTACTTTCTTAGCTTCCGTTCCTGAGCCAGTACCCGATTATTCTCCAATTCGTAGTTTAAGAGTCCTGCGACTTGGAGCATAAACATCCGCTCGTTATCGTACTTAGTTTCACAATTCCCCGCCTCCTCATTATTTAGCGGGTCAACTGCCGCCTCCCCAAACTTCTTGTAGTAGGGGTACTCTCCAAAAATACTCATCAAAGGCGTTAGATTAAAGTTCAAGACTTGTACCTGTCTGGATAGCCCCGACTCCTGAGTAATTAGGGAGTAGCTCTCCGAGGCCGAGGGGAATATAAAACAGTTCGACAAGTCCATTAGGTCGGAGACTACCTCCCACGGAACCTCTAGGTGCCATTGGGGTAGAAACTCCGAGGTAAAGGTTAGCTCCCGCTCGTCTAACCCCCAAGTAATCCCTATCTGCCTTAGGTCGTCTCGGTAGATAACTTTGTCCCCGCCTGTTGAGTGGAAGTCAACGATAATGACCCGAACACTTTTGCCGAGAGTCTTGAGCATTGCCATTACCTTGAGAACGAACTGAACCTGCTTGCCCCTGTCCAGTCTAATTGGGTAAACGGCAATGGCGTCTGCTTCCAAGAGCTTCTTTTTCTTGATTAGATTAATTGTATCCTCCTCATACTTCTTGAAGCGGCAGAAATCGGTAGCGTGGGGGACGTGCTTCACTTTGTTTCTGTTTATGTTAAAAGAGTCGGCGACTGCTGGAGCAAACCACTTGTTCGGGTAGCAAATAAAGCTGTGGGGGAATGGTCTTTGGATTTCCTTTGAAAACTCGTCTGTGAAGTGTTGAGTTAGGTTGGCTAGTCTGGCTGGGGGGGTTGCCGAGTGAACCCAATGAAGCCATAGGAGGTTTGGGTAGGTTTTGGCAACCCTTTTAGCCGCAATCTGGTGTTTCAACGCGGCGGCTTGGTAAATAATATCGTGGGTAAAACAAACATCAACGCCCTTAAGGTGCTCAGTAAGGGCTTGCTCAATCATCATTACATCCTTATTGAAAGTATTGTCCATTCGGGCTTCATTGGAAACGGGGACATTAGGAATTTCTTTTACCGTTACCTTCTCGTGGGCGTACATCTCAATCGGCTTGAAACCCTCAGCAACGATAACATTCGGCTCGTAGCCGTTATCTACTAACATTTTTAACTGGTCTTGGGTAACTCGGTTGAGGGAATATGCTGGCGAAGCTGAACTAAAAGTTGTAAAAATTGCTATTTTCTTTTTCAAGATGCCTCCTTCATTTTAAGATATATCTTCTACACCCTCTAATTCCTGAAACTCCTCGGTAGTAATAGTTTCGGTACTGTCGTGTGTCTCTTCCTTACCCTCATTAAGAAACTCCTCTAGTTTACCCTCCTGTTTGAGGATTACGTATAGCGCTGGAGCTTCTGCCTCAGTAGGTCTTTCTCTCGGAGCTTTGGGAATTTTAGCAGTTACGGGAACTTTTTTCAACCACCCGCACCGATTGAGGAAATCATTACCAACCTCGTCCTCAAAAACATAAGTCTTCCCCGCAGGGAGACTGTACTTCCAACGATTGATAATAATACCCATCAACGGGGCTTTTTTACCTTTGGGGTTGTGTACTGCTATCACGATGCCTCCTTTCGGCTATGTTGTCGAAGTCGATGTAGATGTTGATGTCGATGTCGATGTCGATGTGGTCATTGCCGAGGTCATATACCACTGACCATCGTAGTAAACTCCCTCATTATTGGTATCACTATCAAACCAACGGTCGCCATCCTGTACATCAGTCGTCGGCGGACTCGCCGAAACAGGTATCTTACCCCTATAATCAGAAAAGTGTGTTCCTTGTGTGTATGCCATATAACTTATGTCGTCGATGTCGATGTCGAAGTACTCGTACTAGATGTACTTGTACTTGTGGTCATTGCTGACCCCTGCATATACCACGCACCGTCATAGTAAACAGCCTGACGCTTCGTGTCAATATCGAACCACATTTCCCCATTCCTAGCCACTCCCGACGGAGGACTCGAACTACAAGGAATCCTTCCCTTTACTGCTGTGAAGTTGGTTCCCATAATTTCTCCTACTCGTAAATAATCGTGGCGTAAGCTCCTGCTCCAGAGATGTCGGCGTAAATCCCCGTATTGAACTTGATACCTACATTGGAAGGACAGAAGGATATACTAGTCTTCTGTGCCGCCGCCAAATAAAGTTCCCGTTCACCCCCTGCTGCCGTGTTGTCATAAAGGATTAAAGTAGCGTCGGCCGCACTGCCTGCGGCTAGAACTACAGCGTAGACCACGCCAGCACTACTCTTGAGCTTCTTATCGCCCGAAATACAAACTGCTTCTACTGCTCTCGGAACTACTGTTGCCATAATTTGCTCCTTCCCCAATACAGGGCAGAAATAACCTGCCTATTCCTGCCCCCCAATTACTACTCGGTGGTCGAAGTCGATGTGCTTGATGTACTTGTACTTGATGTACTTGTACTTGATGTACTTGTGCTCGTACTCGAAGTACTCGTGCTCGAGGTACTTGTACTCGTACTTGATGTACTTGTACTCGTGCTCGAAGTACTCGTACTCGAAGTACTGGTCGAGGTCGAAGTACTGGTAGAAGTACTCGTACTTGTGCTCGAAGTACTCGTGCTTGTGCTTGAAGTACTGGTCGAGGTCGATGTAGACAATACTGTCCCACCAACCCAAGCACTACCATTATACACAAACTTCGTCTTCGTGTCTGTATCAAACCACTCATCTCCCGTAGCTGGATTTGCTGGGGGACTAGACGCACAATGAATGCGCCCTGTAAACCTTGAAAAACTTGTCGTTGCTGTTCCCATAATTACTTTCTACTAGGCGATGGGGGGGTTCAAAACCCCCCCTACTCATCAGTCAGAAAAGCTACTGTCATCGCCTTTTGAGCCCCACACACCTCGCCAATCAGACCATCCATAAGAGAATCGCATTCTGACTTTGAAGCGAGCCGTACCTGTGTCAAAGGCTTCGCCCTGTTTGAATTCAGGGCGGATACGCCAGAACCAGTTGACCTGGTGCAGGCTGTTGTTGAGCAACCACCAAGCAGTATTGGACGTGAGGTAATCCCACGTTTTAACTCCAAACCTGCCTAGATAAGTGTTGACATCATTATCAGCCGTACCCGATCGAAGTGCCGAATCAGTGATGATTCGTGCCTCTTTGTCTAACGCTCGCGGCACCAGAATTGTTTTCGCTGGCATCGCGATTTTCATTCCCTTGTCGTCGAGCACGCCGAGAAACGCATTTTCTGCCGTTTCAAGGTTGGCCTCGGTCAAGGTAATACCGTCTCCACTGGCATTACTTTGAGCCGTACCCCCGTCCGCTCTGGGGTGGGAAATCGAACAAAGAGGTTTAGCATCCCCGCCTGTGTAGCTGGTACTGAAAGCGTTGTTAAAAACAGACGCGGCGTAGTACTCAGCCGTTCGGCGAGTGCTGAGAGCCAATGCCTTGGGTTTCTTGTTCATTACATTGTAAAGGTCATCCTCAAACATTTCCTCACTGACCTTGAAACCTTTGGTGTACTTCTTGTGACGATAAGTCACATCGTACATCTGCACTGGGTCTTCGTACTGGATCTGCTCGTTCTCACTTGTTTCGACTAGATAACCGAATCCGGTAACGGCACTATCCTTCTCCTCCATCTTAGAGGAATTCTCTACATGGAGAATAGTCGGAAAGACCTCCGGCAGTTCGTTGTACCTGTCGTCGAAAATTTTCCTGAAGATCGGTTCAAGAAGATCTCCGAAACCTGAACGATCAGCCATAATTAACCTCCTAAACTAACCTAATAACCAACAGCCCTTTATTGCTGTGCGTAGGGACTGCCTTGCCACTCGGCAATTCTAAATACACCTTTCGAGGCATCTCCGTCGCCATCGGGGTCCCGCTTAACTAGCTGGAAAGCTCCAGCCGTTGCGTGACCCTCTTGGTCAGCGATTTGATCCTCGTCAGTTAGGTCAAAGAATTGCCACTCGTCTGCTAAGGCTAAATCACCTGCGGCGTCGTTGTAGAAGAATGCGAACGGGTCCCAGACAATTCTCGCCTTGATCATCTCATCGGTGAGGTTGTCGTCGCCCGCAGTATAAGTTTCACTCCCAAACACGCCACCGGTTCCGCTGTAAGTTCCATCGGCGTACTCGGAAGGAGCCGCTGTTGCCAACGGAGTCCCTTCCTTAGTTACAAGCCCCTGAACACAACCGAAGACTTTGTCTCCAGCGTCACAGGGTTCGCAACCCCCAGCCGTGTTAATTTTTACAGCATCCCCGAGAGTGACTGTCGCATCATTCTGAATCATTATATCCGACATAGCAGGGCTATCCGCCCCGTACATGTGGCCGTATAATTTGAATCCTACTGCCATAACTACTATCCTTTCGAGCCGAACTAATCCTCACTTATTTCGTGAGTCTTTTGGACTTTTTCAAGGGAGTCAGCATAATCTTTCTCAGACAAACCAGCTTTCTTGGCGATGCCTTTCTGCTTTTTGGTCAGAATGACACCCTCTTCCTCCTTGGCTTGGCCAGAAGGAATCGAACCAATTGCAGCCAATTTATCTGATCGGCTCTCAATCATACCCTCCAATTTACCCTCTTCACGAAGTTTATCCACACGGATTAACTTCCAAGCATCCTCAAGCACGTCGTCCAAAACGTTAAGTGCTGGTAGAGTTGGCCGTCCTTTGTTTAAGTACTTCCCAATCTCTTTGCGAACCTCCCGTCGTTCCGTTTCAGGCATCTTATCGATTCCGTGTCGTGTCTCGAATGTCGAAAGGACTTGATTCCTCTGCCAATCACTAAATTGCTTGATTGTCTTGCCAATCGCCTCTGACTCGGGAGACTTTTTCTCTGGCGGGGATTGGGTTTCGTAACCCAACTTTGCCCGTACCGTTTTAAGAAGTTCGGGGTCGTTCTGAATCGAAATCAAGAGAGGAGTCATTTCCTGTTCGAACTCCTGCAATTTCTTCAATTGCTGGGACATTTTCGTCCCACTGCTCTCTGCTTCCTGATACGCTTTTTTTAGCGCTTCTAAATCCCTGAACTTACCGAGAATCAGTTCTTCCTTTTCGTCTTTAGCTTTAGCTTCTTTACCCTCATCGGGGGAAACTTGCGATTCCTTGTCGGAATCGTCTTTCTTTTTTTCCTCTGCCATCTATATCACCTACCTTCGGAGCTGTTACTACAGTTTATCCTCACTAGGGGGACTGTTACCAGTTTACCCGTAGCATAGAAAAAGGCACCCTTGCGGATGCCTCTAACTCGATTATAGCATATTCTATTTTTCGGTTGTCAAGAGCGTTTCTTTTTGCGTGCTCTTTTCTTTGATTTCCTGCTTCTTGGCTTGCCGTGTACTCCTTTGATTGTTCCTTTCTTGGCGCTCGAATAAAACACCGACGTACCCTTTTTCTTACCGTAGGTCTTACGCATCTTGGCAAGCACCTTTTTTCCCTTCGCCGTAAGTGGCATCTATCTCACCTTCTTTGACCGTTTATTAAACTCCTTCTCAGCTTTCTTAATATCGTTCTTAATCTTCTCACAGACATACGCCTGTCCACGATAATGGGCTCGCTCAATAGCTAAATTGGGGTCGGTATCGTTTAACGCAAATGCCTTAATCCGACAATTATGCTTATGGTTGTCCAAAAGTTTGTAGAGGGCTTTAACCTGAGCCCGATTAGAAAGGAATACTAAATCTCTAAAATCGTTTAGACTAAGTTCTAGTTGCTTTTCTTTAGCCATTATTGCCCACCACCCGTAAATCCAGGCATTGCCCCTCCTGGGCCGCCTGGAGCTGTCTGCTGAGTAGGTTTAGGCCCACCTGGCATAACCCCACCCATCTCTGGCTGGGGCTTCTTCTCCTGCTTGAGAGGAGCACTGCCCCGCCGTGCTTGAGCTTCCATTTCTCCAGCAATGTGCGCGGCCATAATCTTAACAATTACGGAGTCGTTCGGCAAAGCCATAAACTTCGGGGACTTCACATACGCTAAGTGGATTTGGGTATGTCGTCTGGAAACGTACGGAGTCGGAACCATTGCTTTGCCCTGCATCATCTGCTCATTCTCCATCGAAGCCATATTGATTTCAGCCAGTTCCATATCCAATTCTTCCTCGGGCTTGATAAGCTCCTCTTTCTTTAACTCGTCGGGGTCGAGGTCGTGAACTCTCAAGAGCGACTCTCCCAATTTAACAGGGTCGAAACCTGGATTGAGCACTAAACGGTCGTAAAGTGCCTCGGTTCTTTGTTGAAGAAGAGGTTTTGATATTGGGAGAGTCGATCCTGCCTTGATTGAAACATCAAGTTCGCCTTTTGTCTCTACTAAGTCTGGTTCTACCTCGAAGAATGTCAGACCAGCGTGGGGTCGTTCAATAATTTCAGTCCCCCGCCTCTCTAACTCCCTGTCCCTAATTCTAATAGTACGGTACTTCTTTTCATAGTCTTTCCCGTTGATTCTCTCATAACGCCCCTCAGCTTTGGCCTTGAGCAGTACCTTCTGGTATTGCTTGGATACCTTCTTGCCGACAATCATTTCTACCTTCGGCTTGGAGTAGAACTGCTGAATATTCGCCCAACGGATTCTGCCGATTCTAGTAAGGAAGCCCTTCTCTAGTAATCTCACCTTTAGTCTTACCCTTTTAAGAGAGGACTCTTTTAGAATTGCCGCCTCGGTTGCCGTTCCTGGAGTCTTGACTGCCTGCATACGGTCGTCAAATCCACAGACTCTAGTAATGTCCTCCTTTAGTTTATCCTCCTCCAAGTAGGCCGACCGTTTGGTATCGGGAGTCTCAACTGGGAGGAACGACTTGGGGTCATCGACTTGGATTAACCCGCCTGGCCTGACCATCAAATCCTCCTCGTCTAGTGCTTCCCTTGCTGCCCCAATGAACATCGGGTCAATCATCAGGTGCTGGCGGTCAAGTCTCATTCGTCTAAGGGTATTCAACTCCTCTTGGAGAGATTCCATCAGCTTCGGCTCGCCTGTACCGTAGAAACCGTGTGGTTTCATAATGTCCACACAGCGGGCAAACGGAAGTTGCTTGTGGCGGTAGGGGTTGGGGCCATCCCTAATTAAGACATCGTTAGCAACAATCGCTAACTTGTCCTCGGGCTTGTTCCAGTACCAGAGAACCTCGACCTCTTTATCTTGTCTTAGTCCTTGGGGTGGTTTGTAAAATTCATAGTAGTTTGTGTCCCCACCTACCTTGACATATTTAACAGCATCGAACGGATTCCAGATTGGGCCAGTAAAGAACGACCGCACATCATCAATATTCATCACATAACGGCGGATACAGTCCCTAGCCCCGTTAGGCCCATCAAACCCCCTAGCCGTTTCGTCCACAAAGAAGTCGTCCAGCCGAACCGCTTCCATATAGCAGTCATCGAAGTCCTCAATATCCCTGTCCTCGTACTTCTCTATTTCTTTGGCGGGGTCGAACTCGACTAACTCTTTAACCTTGCGGGGGACTTTGAGGTAATACTCTTGAGCAATTCCCGTACCTTTTATAAGAGCGTCCTTGATTACCTTGTAGAGCTCGACATCCCCGTTACCAATATCCCAAGTATAGGAAAAGATATGGTTGGCTAAAGTCGCTGCGGCAACATCTGAAGATTCTCTTGGCAAATAAAGCGGTCGGGGGGAATTCTCAATCATCTCTGAAAGAATCCCCTCAACGACTGCGGTGGTGTGGGGGATGAAAATGTTAGATTGCCAATCATCGGCCGCTTTCTCTGGTCGATAGGCGTTGTACTGCTTCTCGGCGTTCTCCCATTCTTTGACTGCCGCCTGTCGGTCTTCGGACTCCGACATCTCCTGCTTACGGCGGTAGACCATATCGATTACTTCTTTTCTTTTCTTGCTGGGACGATACGATGCCCGAATGTCGGGTTCTTTCTTTTGTGACATTACCTAAATTCTACCATACTCAATAAAGCCAACCCCGCCTTGGTCTGGAAACCTTTCTTTTTGGCTTGAAAACTGTATCTGGGAAATAGGCCAAGGCATCGATTGTATCATCGTGACGGCCTCTCGGAAACCTCAATAATTCATCCTCGAGGTACTCGGTATTCTTAACCTCTTTGGAGTGAACTATCTTACCCGTAGCGTAGTAGGGTTGGAGTTTCTTAATCCTCATTTCCTTAGCTTCCCTAAAGTCTGGCTTAATATCTTTCAGGGGAAGGAAGATTCCCCTTCTTTTCATTTCTTCCTGAGCGAAGGGTCGGATTGTCTTCTGGGCGGCTACTGCCTCGATGTAGATTTCCCTCGGGTGCTGTCGCTCGTTTACAGAAAATAGTTCGTTCATTAGACTAATCGGGTCGAGCTTTTCCCTAACTATCTCTAGTACATAGATGCTATCGTTTCTATCAACCCCAACCGTAACGATTGCCGTGTAGTCGGCCTGCTTACTGGTAGTGAAGGCGGGGTCTACATAGGTAAAGCGGTTTAAGTGTAGTCCTTTGAGTTGCTCTTTCTCAAAATACTTGAACCAGCGTTTTTTGAAAGTAGCCGTTCTTGGAGGAACAGGATTATTGAGGTACTGCGCACTAAAATGCTCCATACCTTGGTCGTTTAATCGTCTGGTTAGCTCCTCCCTATCAAACCTCTGAGGCCAGAGAATATGACCCCCCCTAATCTCCCAACCCGTGTCAGTTTCTAAAAACTCGACATCGGTAACTGCTTCCCGTTTCATTACCTCGAAGTTTTGGGCAGCGTAATTCTCAGGATTTCTAATCCACGAATAAAGGTCAGAGTCATCCCAAGTAGTTCCGATAACGATAATCTCCGTCCCAGGGTCAGCAAGGTCAACAATATCCCTGTAGGCAGTGATGACTTTATCAATCTGGTCTTTTGTCCCGATATTCTCTCTACAAACGAGATCGTCTAGTAGGATCAGATCATAGTGCTGGGAGACCCAGTTCGATTCTACCCCGAAGACAGTTACGGTTGGTTCCTTCTTAGCAAAAGAATCCTCTAAGGGAATGGTGATGGCTGTCTCCGACCACTTGTCAGCGTTCTCAGTTAGGTGGCCGTAGTATTTAATGAGATGTCTATTTCTTCTGAGGTGGTTCTTGATTTGGTTGAGGAAGGTCTTGGCCATTTCGTGGGTCGCATTGACGATGAGAATACGAATATTGGGGTCTTTTACAATACGGTAGAGGGAGTAACCAACTGTTACCAAACTGCTTTTAAGATGCCCGCGCGGTAAGAGGATTAGCTTCCTCTGTTCGGGTTTGTGTTCGACAAACTCACAGAGTTCTTTGTGGAATGGGGCTAGTTCTACCTCACCTTTTCCCTTACCGACCTGAAGGACATACTTGTTAAAGAGGTAAAGACTCTCGAGGTATTTCCTTGCCTCGAGTTCGGTTACGATTGCCTCTTCTTTTACAATTTGCTCGAGGAGTTCGGCCTTCTTCATATTCCACCAATTCCCCCAACAGTCTTAAACTTTCTATTCTCTAAGCGGTCAAGTGTGTTCTCCATCTGGATAACCAAGACATCGATAGCGTTGACATCGTAGTTGGCATCGTAGACGGGGGCAATTCCTTTACCGAAGTATCTTCCCAGCGGAGTCTTCATCATACCCGCTATTCCTCTATCGGTAATGCTCACCGAGAACATATAATGCTGAGGCCAGTCAATCTCCATTAGCTCCCGTTCCCAATAATTCTTCAGGGCGTGGCAATATGCATTGTCATTCTTTCGGGCGCTGGTAATTATTCCCAATGCCCTAGCGTGCCGTTCCCTTTCCTGCTCCTCAGTCTCCTTACCGTACTCGATAACAACCTTGGCTGCCTTCTGCTCGTTCTCCTGACCCATTGCGTCTAGCCTGTCAGAAAGTTCGCTAGCCCGTTTTTTAGATTCCTTTTCCTGGTCTATTTTGAGTAATTTCTTGTTGTTGGAGGATTTGACAGACATGCTATTATTGTATCACAGGATACGATGAGGGGGCTGCATTAGCGCCCCCATCGCCTTCGCTTTATTGCCCTTAGCAGGCGGACTAGTACCATAAAAGCAAAGTAACTAGTTTCGACATAACCTATATCACCTTTTGGAAACTTTGTCAAATCAACAAAGGGAAAAGTCCTTGACAAATAATTTTATATGTGGTATAAAACACCAAGCTGGCTAAACTTTCCTGGGAAAATAGCTTCGATTTGGCCACTCAGGCCAGCTTCCTTCCCAGGAAGTCTGAGTGTCCAAATGGGAGCTATTTTTGTTATCTTAAGTGGGGGGGTTTTTAAATTCACCACCTTTCAGCCCCCCCGCTTGAGTTAATAAATTATGACCTTTGACGAAATCCACAAGAACATCACCATAAAGATGGCCAACATTGTCTGGGGAATTATGGTAGTCCTCGGATACTTGTATGCTATTATGTTAGTAATGGAAATTCTCAGCGGAGATTATTGGCGACTGGCTTGGTACGAATGGCTTCTTCTCTTTTGCTGTGGAATTTCGGTAGCAGGAGCTTTTGAAAATTACGGCGGTTAAAAAACAAAAACCGCCGTTTTTAAAAACAACTCTAGGATAATAGGAGAGAGCTGTCGTAGGAAACATAAGTGTAGGGAAACGCGACATTAAATAAGAATTCCTTTCGCCTCATGACCGACGGACTCTCGGAAGGAGCGTATCTTGTCAGGAGGTAGCGGTTAACCCCAATGCCAAATCCAGGGGGAGTCGGGTAAGCTTGGCGCAGTAAAAAATCAAGTGCCTTGCCGAAACACATAACCGACAGGTCGCCAGAGTGGTCTCATTCGTGGGAATCAGGAGAGCAACCATCCGATACTCTGGAAAGTCTTTGTGTTTGAGTCCTGCAGAGAGAAAACTGATTCAACAGGGCAATACTACCAAGGTTCTAAGGAAACAACCTTTTCCCTTCTTGTATCTTATTCAGGTAACTTATAGTATATAGTGTTTAGAAATACTACGCAGTCGGAAATAGTGATTGAACTGAAAAAAAAAAAGAAAAAAAAGTATGGGGTGGGGTTACGCTAACACGGTTATAGGGTAAGAATATACGGTTATAAGACTAAAACACCTATTATATATATATACAAAAGAAAAAAAATATATATATATCTACTTAGACTCGATATATTTCAACTCTTGAGCACGGGCACGTACACGGGATAGCTCTTCCTCCAATTCATCCACATTTTTAGCTCGAAGACTAGCCCTAACATTCAAACTAGCACTAAGAGTTTTACTAGCAGGATACCTATCCTTCAACCTTAAACTCATATCAATACCCCTTAATGCATCACTGGCTGTAGGATTATTCTCCATTCCTTTGTCAACAATAGTTTTAATAGCACTTCCTAAATACTCATCAGTAAGTCCAACCTTCTCCAGAGACCTTTCTATTGCTTGTCTTATGGCTGGTTTAGCAAGGTTTTCAGTAGCAATAGCACGGGCAGAGTTGACGCTGTATCCTGCCATCACTGCAGCTTCCGTTGCAGACTTAGCTACAGGCAGTGCTTTAATAAACCTCTTCTGTTTCATCGTCAATCCCCTCTTCTTTTTATGGACGGCGGGTTTTACTTCAATTGGAGTTAAGGGCGTGGTTACGCTATTCCCAGCCTTGGGGTTATCCGTTGTAGTTACAGTGTTTGGGGTCATCTGCTTGTTTGACATATGACTTAAATAGTGTCATAGTGACATTGAAAGGTGGATGGGCTGGTTTCGTCTGACTGCTAGGTAGGGCTAGCAATACCAGCCAACAACTGGCCCACTCCCATTTTACTCAGAAGATTATATCATAAGGTTGGTCACCTATCAAACGACCAAAGCTCTCAATTATGGCAACACTATTTTACATCCTATTAGTTATCTTCGCAGACTCGGTGGATTGGAGCTGGGGTTGGTTTATAGTGAGTCTCTTCTTTAACGGGTAAGCTATGAAAAAGATAATTCTAACCATAATCATCTACCTAGTAGTTTCAGCGGTAGTTAGACACTGCCAAAGCCCTTGCACGGCTATTCTGATAGCTGGTGAACCCTACTGTTTGGAAGAATTAAGCATAGAAGGTCAGGATAGAGTGGTTAGTGGCTATAATTGAAAGGTGGTGATTAGAATGAGCAACAATGCGACAACCGAAGAAAACGAAAGGGCTTATGAAGCAGGGTTTGATAGGGGGTACGAGGAAGCGTTATCTGACATTGATGGCAAGCTGGCTGAGTTGTGGAAAGAGAGGGCTGAGAAGGCTGGAGAAAATATAGAAAAAAACGCGAAACGAGCGTTTGAGTTTTACAATAAGTTGGGAGAGTCTCTGAAAGAGTTGATGTAACTATGAAAAGGCTATCCAGAAAGATGAAGTGGCCCCATCTAACATTCCCGCACACCCAAACTATTTACTTTGATAATGGTGAGCGGCGAGTAATCAGAAACATCAAATATGTCGAGCAAGGTAGGTGGGCACACCTTCTTTGCGATGACTTACACGATGCGGGGGAGATAATTATAAACCCCGATAGGGTGTTATGTATCAGGTATAGTTATGAAGATAATCAGAAAGATAATTAAAACGCTGGGTTGGAGGCAGTGCTACCACTGCGGTAGGTGGACAAGGAATTGGACTTGGGGTCGAGTGGCAGTATCTCCGAAGAATGATGTCGGTTGGCCAGTGATATTCTGTGGTGGCTGTGCTTATCACTTTGAGGAGAAGAGCTGGTAGGAATTAGTACTTGACATAGTGTCAAAGGTGTGTTATAAAAGGAGGTGTAAATGACTTCTAAACAGGGTCGAGGAAAATCCAAAACTAAAACTACTAAACAGGGTCGGTACCTAATAGAAATCCAAGTTAAAACAATGCGTGGTGACGGCGGTCTCTCTTCTGTTGAGGTACGGAGACGAGCCGAGAACGATATGGCACCGATCCTCAAGGAGATCAAGAAGAAATTCGGTGACTGGGAAATGAGGGTTGAGGTAGTGGAGTTAAAATAGGAGGTACAATGTTCATAGAAAAGACATTAAAGAATTGCAGGTTCCTCTGGGAAGATGAGACTAGACATTTGTGGATTGAGGACTCCGAGGGAGAGGTTGTCAAGCTAAACAAGGTGTATGCCTTTTCCTTAATGAGGTTCTTAATTCGGGTAGCCCAACGGCATTGGAAGTACAGCAAGAAAAAGGAGCTACCAAGACCAGAAGGTGAGCCGTTGGGTTGGGAGGATTGGTTAAAGGAGGACAAGTGAACTTAAAAAAGGAACAGGAGATAGAAGGATACAAAAAGTGTAAGCACTGGTGGCGATACTACCCTGGTACTATTCGGGGCTGTTGGATGTGTGTTTTCTGCGGTGTGCCAGAGGACGAGTGGGAGAAGAATAAGCCTACAAGGGGAAAGAAAAAATGAACTTTAAGAAGAAGTGTCCAGTTTGTGGACAGCTAGAAGACGTTAGAATAATTATGGAGTTGGGGAAGTGTATCAAGTGCGACCAGTTAGAGGGGGATGCTTTTAGGGAATCAGTTGAGGGTGGAACGGTCAAAGACGATTTAATGAAGGAAACTGGTGAAGGCAGACCCCTACCGTGGGAGGAATAATGTTAAAAGAAATTACTATCTCATACAAGAAGAAGATGCCTGTCGAGGGAGTAAACTATAGTTCCCAAGAGGCGATGTACTTTGAAACCCACTCATTCGAGAACGGGGAGGAAGCAACAGATGAGTTGGTAGACAAGCTCAAGAACAAGGCCAAGACCGAGGTTGAGATGATGATAACTAACCAACCACGGTGGTTATGCGAAGACCAAATCTCTAAACGGCAGAGACCGTTGAAGGTTCCTAAAGTTAAAAAGGAGAAATGAAACAACATATTACTTTGGATCAAATAAAGCAGTTGGGTACTGGAGCCGCTGGTAGGTACAAGGGACTGCAAAAGAAGTTCGGGTGGTTTGATTCAGAGATGGTTTGGCTTAACGACAGTGTCTTCTTCCTGACCATCGGTCAGATGATTGAGTTTTTGGGGTACAGATACAAAGAGGCAATTTTTGATTTGAAAGAGGATTGTATAGACACGCTATTGTTTGATATAGAAACTAGTCACCTATTCGATTGCGACAAACTTTGCGATGCCCTCTGGAAAGCAGTTAAGGAAGCATTAGAAAAGGAGGTGAAAAAGAATGTCAAAAATGAGTTATAGCGATTACGACCCCAGTGAAACATCAGGAATTTATATGAGGTTGGAACAAGGGGATAATAGAGTCAGGATTGTCTCGGAACCCTACAAGTTTAAGAGAGAATTTCCGACTAGTGACCAGCCAGTTCAAAGGTACGGTTGGGCAGTGATTGACCGAGCTGATGGGGAACTAAAGTACCTTGAGGTAGGCCCAATGATTTTTGGACAAATCGTGGCTCTAAATGAGGATGAAGATTACGGCGACCCGACAACCTACGACCTGAAGATTAAGAAGACCGGGGAAATGTTGGAAACGAGGTATACGGTAATTCCGGGGAAGATTGAGGAGCTTACGAGGGAGGAGGTAGAGTTAGCAAAAACGGCAGACCCCGATACCGTTTTTGGGAATGGTGAGGATATTGACCCAAAGGAAGTAAATGCTTGAAACAAGATATTTAGGAACTAAAGATTTATTAGCGGCTCTTGATAAGGCGGGGATTCCTCACAATTACAGGTGGGTTCTCCGCCAAGAGCAGCGGGGACGGTTAAAGTGTCCCCGCGATCCTTCTAATAACTTTCGGGTGTTTACTCGTAAGCAGATAAACGAGATTGTTAAGGCATTCCTACCCGGAGGGAACAGGGTGTGGAAGCACCGAGCCAAGAATACTTGGAAGTTTCTAAAGAACAAGAAGGTATCCTGAGAGGTGGGCGGGATTTTCATCACCTTTCAATGTTTCAGGCAGGAACATTTTTCTCCCGCCTACCTTTTAGGCATGATGCACAAACAGAAGATTCTGCGACATACCCAGAAATATGACGCACAAACAGAAGATTCTTAACATCTTGAAAGACGGTAGATGGCACTCGGCCAAGGAACTTCACGATAAGGTGGGCTGGAGATTCGGGGCTAGGCTGTATGATTTAAGGCAGGAGGGATTTAGCTTCGAAAAAGATACAAGTAATAAGTTAGATATGTGGAGGTTAAAGAGTTATCCAGCCGAGAAAGTACCTATCTTTAACGAGGAAGATAGCACAGTAAGGTTTGCTTATGAGTGAAATTAAGCTATGAAAATACTACTAAAACTATCTTTATCATTCGTGGGAATCATTGCCATCTTCGCGACCATATATTATCTACAGTGGAACCTAATGCGGTGCGAGCAATGCGTTAGGTGGATGGAACATCCTTACTGGAATGTTCCGGTTTCCACGCCTGAATTGCCGGATGAGCGGTTCGAGGTTGGGTATTCTTGCTATGAGAAATGAGGTTTGCTTATGACTAAAATAATTCTAGCAATCTTAATATCAATCCTTGTTTGGCGGGCGGGCGTGGCTTTTGGACTAGGACAGGTGGATTGTCACTGCCCGCCCTCTGTGGTAATTGAGCTTGACTCGGAAATAATCGAGGGGTGGTTGAGAAGTGGAAACAGGATTTGTTGGGATTTGGAGGAAAAATGAAACCACCCAAAATGTCCCAAGAGGTCAAGGAATGGGCTGAGAAACAAAAGGAACCAGCTTTCGCTAAAACCTGTTGGTTACTGACAACCGATTGGTTCAAGGATAATTTTACGGAGTTCTTTTACGGGGTACTGGATTCAGGACTGGAGGCAAGGATGAGTAAGAAGTTACTAACTATCGAGGGAATTGAAAAGAGCTTTGATGAGAAGTTTAATAGGGAGCTGTTGGTCGAAATGACTGACAAGGAAATAGAGGAGTATGTCGGGATGGGGGGTTCCAAGTCTCCCGAGATGTGTTCTGTAGTGAATGAGGAAATCAAATCCTTCTACCGCTCCAAGATTTCAGAGATGTTGGAGAGTTTGAGGATGGAGGAAAGAAATCTTAGAGAACAGCGGATTGGGGGGGTACGAAATTGGGCTGAAAAAGAAGAACTAACCGCCGGTTACAACCTTGCCGTCTCTGAGTTTAACGAGAAATTAGATACTTTGAGGGGGAAGGTATGAAAAAGAAGCCACAAACGGCCGGTTGGAAAAAGGAGTTAAAGAACCTGATGTGTGGTTATGATATGCCCCACGGGACGGACTTTGACAGATTAGTCGAGTTCATTTCCCAGCTTCTCAGGCAAGAACGGAAAGAGCTGGTTGGTTGGGTATGTGGGGAGTTGGGTGACATAATGGTGGCTATGGTGGATGCGGAGGAACTAAATGAACTCAACTAAGAATACTCTGAAGGGGGGTAAGAAATGACCAAACCACTAACTATTGAGGGAATTGAAAAAGAGTTTGATGAGAGGTTTCCGAGACCGAGACGTGGAGATATTCTGACTAGCGGGGAATGGCGGGAAATCAAATCCTTCTACCGCTCCAAGATTTCAGAGATGCTGGAGGAAATGGAGGCGGAAGTTAGAGAAAACGAGAGAGATAAACTATTGATTCTTATGGACGAGTGTGAAAAGGAAGGTTTAACTTTACACAGATTTATAGTTGCTTTTATTAAGTTACGCTCCCTCAAGAACCAAACCAAAGATACTCTGAAGGGGAAGGTATGAGTAAAGAATATCGTAGGTGTAGCCATGGCTTGTGGGATGACACAGACCCCGAACCACGGCATTTTAGTTGTAGCGAGATGCTTCGCTTCCCAAACTGTGTGGGGTGCCCCAACCTAGAGGTAGGCAAGATTGTTTGGGAGAGGAGGTATTCGGGAGTGGCCGATTCTAGTTTTTCCGACCAGAACCAAACCAAAGATACTCTGAAGGGGGGTGGGAAGTGATGCGGGTGATTGGAATTGTTAATGCCATAATGGCGGTAGTTCACAGCTTCAGGGGCGATATTGATATGGCTACTCTCTTTGCGATTTCGGGCTTTGGATGCCTTATCCTCGCGGAGTTGAAAGACCAGAAAGGAACCTAATGCACGCCATGCAATTTCCAGATGATAACTTTATAGACCGCCTCGTTGCGGTATTTGGTCTGATTGTTGGGCTGGCTATACTCGTTGGTTGGTTGATTTGGGGGTGATTTAGATGTTTGTGAGCAAAAAGAAATTCAAAGAAATTCAAAGCGAGCTTCGTGAATTGAAAAGGGAGGTATATCCCGAGCGTGGCGAGGAACACAGTGAAATGGGATTTATGCCGATGTTTAGCTTGTGGTTTGGCAGAGCAACCCTAGTTAGCCGCGTCGAAGCTCTCGAGGATAAGCTCGAGTCTCTAATCGAGTATCTCGGGGTCGAGGTAAACTTCAAGACGAAAGAATCCGGTTACAAGGTTAGTAAAAAGAGGGTTAGCAAGAAAAAGAAATGAACACATACCAAACCCTATACCAAATATGTAAAGAGCAACACGCCAGCGCTGAGGAATTGGTTAGGGAATACGAAAGTACCATCAGCGACCTATCGATCCTTCTAACCCTAGCTTGTATTCTGACACTGGTATTTATGTGTTTGTACTTTTATGAAAAATTCAAGGAAAGGCCGTTGAGGTTGAAGGTAGGTACTTATTTACCAAAGAGGAGGAGGAAATGACCGAGAGTGATTTCTACACTTGGCAGGTACGGGAGATAGCGAAGTTCGCGCGGTGGTCAAAAATTATTTCTATTCTTGTCGGTAGGAAGGCGGGGGATGTGCTTTGGAAAGAAGCTCAACGAATCAGGGAGATGGAATACCCGAAGGAGGAAAATGAGTAAATCAATTTCAATGAAAAGGCTTTACCAGTGGCTTGACGAGTATCCTGAATGGAAACGGTTGCCAGAGAATAACCACGGGACTTCAGAGGAAGCGATCTTGCACGGAGTTACGTGGGTGTACGACTTTTTGGCGATGGTTTGGGAGAAAAGGAAGGAAAATGGCAAGTAAAAGCATAAAATCGGCCAAGCGGAAAGCGGACAGCCTGTGGTCGGCCAGAATTAGGAAAAGAAATAACGGGCGGTGTGAAATTTGCCAAAAGAAAGCCAACCAACCCCATCACATAATAGGGAGAAAGAACCTCTCTACGAGATGGGTGCACACAACGACCCGATGTGGTTTATGGATTGGTTCAAAAAAAATAGACCAGAGGATTACGAGTACCTACAGTGGAAACGAAGAATAATTTGTAAACGAACCCTAGAGGATTTGGAGGAGTTGGTGAGGGGGTTAGAATGATAAGCAAAAAGGAACTCGAAAAACTTAATAGGAAACCGCCGAATATGACTGATGACCCGACATTCTTTTCATCGATGGAAGATTATAAGTATGAGACATATCTCCATTTTTCTCCTAACCAGCCGTGTCCTGTGTGTGGGAGTACTATGATACAAAAGAGCCTGTTGGAGAAGGTAGGAGAGGGGAAGGTTCTCTTTGATGCTGTTGTTTGTCCAAGTTGTAAAATTGCGGGGATGAAGTGTGCTGCGTACAAAGGGAAGAATTCTTGTAGGTGTCAAACTGATGAGGACTTCCGCTAATGTGTACCTGTTGCAAAAAGCCGTGCTGGCCCGCTGTTACAATTTATATTGAAGGCAAGGCTTGGACGGTTTGTAAGAAGTGTATGGCTTTGGGGATGGATTTGGGACAGTTGTCTTTGGAGTGGCCAGAGGAGGATTGGGGAGCTGGGGATGATCTGCGGTTCGAGAATGATTCTAGTGAGTTCCGGGGTTAAAGTGGTAGGATAGGGTTGTTGGTTGAGGTTGGTCGGGGGGGAACTGGGGTCGGCTGAAATACGCCGTTAAAGCACCTTGATATAGCTCCCCGCCCATCCTGAGCCAATAATCCTTGGGAGCAAGCAATAAGAGCTTGTACTTTCATCGAAGAGCAGGACTTGTTTCCTGCTCCGAGGGATTAAGCACATTAAAAAGGAGGAGCAAATGTTCGCAATAGAAGATTGGGTGGAGATTATCGGAGGCGGGAAGTTTGAGCGAATCCCGAATCGGTGGTTTGCTACTTTCGAGGACGCTCATACAGAGATGGAAAGGCTCAAGAAGTTGGGAAAGATTTCCGAGAAGGCTGTGGTAGTTCTTTGTTCCTTGGAGGAGAAGTACGGAGATTTGAGCGGTAAGGTCTGCCGCTGTCCGTCGGGATATTAGGAGAAAGGAAATGAGGGGGGAAACGAGAGCTGAAATCGACAGTTTTCTTGACCGTGTCCTCGGCTTGCAGGCATTGGGGCTTGATATGGACTCTATACTCCAAGCAGTCTCCAATGCCATACCAGACGAGGAAGTAGAGTTGATCGCTCGACTTAAATTGATGTCGGGTGGTCACGAAGGAGAGGGAAGTGGGAATCCTAGACAAGTTCCGGGGGCACAGGAACGGGGTTCGGGTTGTTGAGTACGCTTCGAAGGCTCAAGAGGTCAAATTGGTTCCTCTTGGAGATGTCCACCTTGGGTCGCCAACTTGCCAAATCAAGCACTTCCTTGGGACGGTCGAGTATATCAGGAAGTCGGGAAGTCTCGTGGTCTTGATGGGAGATTGGTAACAGGTCTCCGTATGGCAGCGATGTCATACTAGAAACGCCGCTAATTCGGTGAACACCCTAACGCATAATGGCGAGGGCAATACCGAGCTAGGAGAAATCCGAGTGTAGAGACTATACACGGCGCTCTTGACTTGTGGTATAATTCCAGTAATGGAATATAAATACAAGGGTAGGGAAAAAGAATATAAGGCTGCTTGGTATCAGAAAAACAAGGAACGGCAACAGGCTTCTCAAAAGGAGCGATACCAGAATAATAAGCGGCACATATTCGAGACTTGCAGGCTTTGGCAGATGAGAAATGCCGAGAAGGTTAGGGCCTACAAACTTAAAAACAAAGATACGACTCGCTTTTCTGGCAATCGGGAATTGGTGCTGGAAAGGGACGAGCATCAATGTCAGGTTTGTGGCTCTGAAAGTCAACTTTTGCTTCATCATATTGACGGTACTGAAAACCGCAAAAAGATGAATGCTAACAATGAGGTTGATAATCTTCTAACGCTCTGTAGGTCTTGCCACCTTAAATTACACAAGTACAAGATGAAGATATAGTCCGATCTGTGCGGAGACGCGCAGAGCCTAGCAGAAATGACTAGGCCGCCCGAAAGGGTAGTAACAAATTGCTGATGGAGGCGGCCTCCAAGCATTCCGTAGGAGCTGGGTGGGTTGAACAGAATCTAAGCCCGCAGGCTCAGATGGACGCTCTGGAGGAGGTTCTTAAACCGATTGCGCCACAAGTCTTGGTGCTGTTGGACGGGAATCACGAGTTCCGTATCTGGCGACAGACGGGGATTCAGGTTTCCAAGAACCTAGCCAAGCTCTTGGGGGTTCCATACGGGGGATATTCTTGCTTCATCAAGCTCAGAGTACAGAAGCAGAATTACATCATCCACGCTCAGCACGGCTCAAGCAATGCGTGGTACCCCCACACTAAGTTGACTGCGGCTATGAGGACGGCTCGTCACACCGATGCCGATATTTATCTCTACGGCCACACTCACGAACTGTTGAGCCTGAAGGTTCCACGGCGTACCCTAGATTTGAGAAGCCGGACGGTCAAGAGAGAGAAGAAGTATTTTGTGCTCACGGGTGGATTTCTTGGTTATGAGAATAGCTACGCCGAGCGCAAGAATATGTACCCAACTCAGACCGGAGTGGCCAAGATCAAGTTCTTCGGGGATCGTTGGGACATTCACGTAAGTACTTAGTACAGAGCCTCGTCATTAGACGAGTGGCGAGGCTCTTTTTTCTTAAAAGGAGAGAAAAATGAAGAAAAGGTTTGTCTTGACGGAGATGCCGGACAGAGAGACCCTCGAGGAATTTTTAAGACCTTACGATATTGAAAATCCTCGAATGGTGTTCTTTGACAAACGGCTCGGAAAGCTAGTCTGGTGGAAACCTAAAAAGATAGAGGAAACCGCCTCGGCGGGGAAGCTACAAAAGTAGTCCCCGCCTTTTCTTTACAGAGGAAGTTTGTGGATAGCGGCTTCAAACTCTTTACCTTCCCGTAGAGCTTTGAATGTCGCCTGTAAGCCCGCTCCCAGAATAATTCCGATTGCTACTTTCCAATCAGCCCAGCTCTCTGGTAAAACCTCCAAAGCTACCAGACTTCCCAGAACACCAGTAATGAAAGCACGACCGAATCTCCAAGCTATCTTCTTCCAACTAGCGTACTCAACTTTTGATTTAGTCATCTTCTTTTTAAGTTTTTCCACCTCCTTTCGGAGTTTGTTTGCTTCTTTTATCCCAGCAGAGTTCTGGTCTCGAAGGACTTGGTTCTCTTGTTCTATCTCGTTTAATTTCACGCCTACGGCCGTAGAATGCTCGGAGAGAGACGCAATGTCCTTCTTGTATGTCTCTGTATATTCCTTCCATTGGGCAAGCTCTTGGTTGAATTTCTCGGCGGCTTCCCTCCAATCGTGAATTTCTTTTGCGGTCTTACGAAGTTCGTCTTCCCGTTCTTTAATTAGCGTGTTCTTTCGTTCAATATCGGTTTCTAATTCCTTCTGACGGTGTTCCAAAACCTCTATCTTCTTTTCTAACTCTTTGATAGTTGCCATATCTTCATTCAAGAATGGTTCGGGGTCAACATAGCCCCTGTAACCATTCTGATATTGTCTTGGCTTGGTATAAATTCCAAAGTGTAAGTGGGGGCCAGTTGAAAATCCCGTATTATTAGACCATCCGACGAGTTCCCCTTCTGTCACCTCCTTCGACTCGCCAACGTTAAAAGACTTAAGATGAGCCAAAACAACACCCAATTCGGAATTTTCGATTCTGAGGTAGTGACCATAGCCTGCGGGGTCGATACGAGCTTCCTTAACTATACCAGAAATAGGCGTATAAAGCGGCGTGCCATTGGGCATACCCCAGTCTTGCCCGTCATGTCCGTTCAAACCAAAGCGTTTATAGACATCTGGGTTCTCCCCGAATTTCTGAGTAATTCTAAACTCTCCCAGAAAAGGTTTACGCATAGGATGGGCTAGCTGCCCCTACTTTACCACCAAAGCGATGATTGCACCCAGAACGGCTACACAAACCATCGTAACGCTCCCGTAAGCGATATTTCTGACGGGGGCAAATTCTTCTTTGGTCGTGTACTTCTTTCCGAGGCCGTTGATTTTATCGCAGAGGAGCTGGATGTCTCCCTGAATATCGGCAAAGCCGTCCTCAACCGTTTTATTAAGGTTTTTCATTTCGGTTTCCATTTTTATTAACCTTTCTCCGGTGGTTAGTTTCTTGCCCATGTTTTCTTCTAGCGACCGCAAAGACCGAGTAATTCGGTGTTAGTTTGTTTAGTCATTGTTTTATAAGAGGTCGAAGTCTCTGAATATCTGTTCTATTTCGTTGAATTTCCAATTTAGGGTGTCCTGACTGTCCCCCCAACGGGGTAGAATTTGTTCATAGCGTTCTACCTCAATACCTTTGGCGAGCATCCCCGTACGCATCTTTTCCAAAAGGTCGATAACATTGTTGTATGCCGCTTTGTAGACACGAGCCCCCGGCTGTCCCGGAATCATAGCCTGAACAACTATGTTGGGGTTCCTGACTATTTCTGACCGCATAGTTGCTAGGTTTCTGATAGCGGTTTTGGCACTGGCTTGTAGCTTTCTATCCGCCGACGAGAGTTTCTTTTCCTCTGGTTTCGTTATTACTTCAAGTGCGGCACGAGCAATGTCTCCAGCCTCCTTGCCTTGAGTAAGATAGACCTGTGATACCTGTGCTGGCGTTAGTTGGACATTAGGTTCCCATTTGTTTGCTGCTGGATTCCAACGCCACTGTCCTTGAGGAGATAGCTGTCCAGCAGTTTCTGGCTCTGCCCCAGTAGGTTCCTCCCCGATGGGTGCGACTTGCCCCCCGCCCCAACGGGCAGCTCCCCCGCCGATGGTCGAGGCTGCTAGCGGAGACAGTCTCTTTGCCGCTGGTGCTATCTGTCTAAGGAGTTGCTGTGCGGAGAATGGTGCTACTTGTTGTGCTGCTTGGGGTACTGCCTCCTCAGCAACACCCGTACCCACTTGTCCTAGTGTGGTAGCTACTTGGGGAATTTTGAAAGGAGCATTGATAAGACCACCGATACTTAGGTCGATTCCTCCCACGGAACCCGCAGCTCGTGCCTGATTCAATATCGGCTGTAGGGTAAGTACCTCCTCTTGTACCCGCAGGGCATCCTCGAGTTCAGGGAACATCCCCTTAAGAATAGATTTGATAGTATTAGCGTGGAGCTTCTGCGCCGAGGAAGCCACGGCTCCTTTTTCAGTTGAAACGATTGACCTACCGAATTTCTTATTAGCATCCCTAGCAATCGCAAGCGCTTTCCTCACTGTCATCCCATTTTTGTAGACCTTCTCTGCTTCCTTCGTAATGTTTTTAAGGGCTTTTCGTTTGCTTTCATCACCGAGTCTCCTGCTGAGAGCAGTGCTTTCCTTTTTCAAGGCATTAATAAAGTCATCTCCGGAGATTCGTACACTACCACTAGTCTTTACTACCTCCTGTATCTGCTGTTCTGCTCCCCCCAAGGTTTCGTTCAGAACACCGCCCCTACCCCGCTCAGTTGCCGTTCCGAGCAAGTCGTCGTAGCTCGACCCAGCAGGTACATACTTTTGGGCAATCTTTCTTATGTCAAGACCGTGTTCCGTGAGAGCTTTTCTGAAACTTGCTGGTGTGGCTTTTAGGTAGGTTTCGGTAGCCTTCCGACCGACTGCTTCTTTTCCTTTTCTAAATAGTCTCTGTGCAGGTTCCTTGATTCTTTGAACCGCCCTTCCAGCTCCGTATACAGCACCGCCAGTCACTCCCCCTGTTAAAGCAGCAGTTCCCACGGACTTTGGTGTAGCTCCGTATTCCGAGTATTCCCGTAACCCCCCCGCTAGTGTGCCCAGCCCGATGGCTGCGGCTGCTGTCCTTCCCATAGGAACACCGTAGGCCAACATCCCAGCACTCCGTTTAGCCGCTGTTTCCCAAGGGCGTTCCGCAGTTCTTTTGAGCTCCCACTCGGGCATAAATTTGGGCTTGGCAACCCGTTGGACCTCTTCCCGCTCTTCAGGAGACAATACTCCCCCCGCTACTGATTTGCGGTAGGCGGGACTCCGAATGTATTGTAATGCTTGAAGAGCCCCCTCACCCAATAACTGGGCTTGTTTCTTAGCAGGTTCGATGAGTTCTGACCCCAGCCTTCTGAGGAATCCCTGTCCTTGCTCCTCCATTTCCTCTGGCCAGTAACCGTACTGCTGAGTTACCCGCCGTTTAATCAGTTCTAAAGGAATGCCCTGCTGTTGTGCGGCCTGTATTCGTTGTAGGAGATTCAAGTTGTTAGCCATATTATTGTGGGAACCAGTAGTCCAAAGCGTCTGTATAGTTCTGTCCTTGTAGCTGACTAGTGTCAGTACTGCCGTATTCAGCGGGGGGAGCTGTGGGCATCGGTTCCGTTATTCCGGTCGTTCCAAAAGTTGGGGTTGTCGGCGCTTCTGTTCCTTTGTAATATGGGGCCTTTGCTTGGCGTTCAAGTACTGCCTGTTCAAAAGGCCATTGAGTTTTCCACCGTTCCTGCTCTTGTTCTAGTTCATACCGTCTAAAGGCTTCGTCTAGCTTTTGGGCTTGCTGGCTAAAGTCTAGCTTCCTCTTGAACTGGTCTTGCTGTACTCCGACTTGATATTCATTCAAAAGATTTTGGTATTGCTGTTGCATAACTTCGGCTAACCCACCTGCGGTCGCAGCCCTACCTGTCCAAGCCCTACCTGCCGTCCCGACAATATCTTCGAGGGTTCCTTTCCGCTCTCCGAGAATTCCCGTTAAAGAAGCGTAGGGTGCATAGGCTTGGGCTCTCCTTTGAGCTACCAAACTCTCAACATCAACTGGGGAAATGTAGTCCTCGGCCCCGATTGGTTTAATGTACTCAGCCCTAGCCTCTGCTGGAGCCGCAAAATACTCAGCTTGAGCCCGTGATTGGGCTTCGATTAAATCTTTATTAAAATCAAACTTCTTTAGCAGGGCTTGTCGTAACTCATCAGGCAGGGTGTACCCCGTCCCAGCGTACTTGACGGCCTGTTGACCCAGCTCTCCTGCTCGGGTACGGGCTTGGGCTAGGTCTGGAGAACCTGCTAGGGTTCCGCCGACAGTACCTGCCCCACCTTCCCGACCAATCCTCGCCGTAAACTCAGGAGTTCCTGGCGTGAAGGCGGGGTCAGCCCCCGAAGCTAGATAGTGTTGTTGTAAATCTGTTAGTGCCATATTATGTTAAACCGTAACTACCAGTTAGGTAAGGTTGAAGATACGATTGGTAGTACTTCTGGCGACCCGCCTCGTATTCTTCTACCTCCTCACCCCGTCGTGTGGTAACTCCTGTCTCTACTGCGGCTGTTCTTTGCCTTTGAATCTCTTTCCTCTTGAGTGCTTCTTGTCTTTCGAGGTCACTCATCGTCCTCCCATACCCTAATTGTAGCAGACCCGTTTGGCGAGTCCCCGCTTGAGTAGCTCTGCTTTGTGCTAGTTCAATATCTTCGAGACTCCAGCCGTATTTCAGACCGTATTCTTCTAATGCTCGACTGACATCTTCGGCGGCTCTACCGAAACCTTCCTCGGCTTCCTGTAGTGTCCGCTGGATGTCTTGCTGAGTCCAGCCGTGTTTCATTCCGTATTCCTCCAAAGCTAGGTCAATATCTTCTCGACCCCGCTCGGCTCCTGTCGTAATTGCTTCTCTTTGTTCTCCGATTCGTCGGCCGTACTCGCCTAGTCCTGCTTCCCGTTCCGTACCCATCCGTTCTAGTTCCTTACCCCTGATACCAGAGAAGAAAATGTTTTTACCAGCAAATCCTTCGTTGGCCAGTCTTAGTGCTTCGTCAAAAGCACGGGATTCCTTACCGAGGTAGTACTTCTCACCTGCGGCGAGAGAGCGGAGGTTTCTTTCCTCGTCTGTCGTCAACCGTTCTTTCTGGAGTCCGTATTGTTCCCCGATTAAATCGTATGATTCCTCGGCTCGTTGTTCAGCGATAGCTGCGTCTGAAACTGCTTGGGCTCGGTCTTCAGCAATCCTAGCCAGTCTCAGCTGTCCCTCGGTAGTGTAGAGTTCCTTTGTCTCGTAGAGTCTATCTTTTTTGATTCCAACATCGGTGAGGTATTCGCTGAGTTCCCGCTCAACATCCCCTACCTGTCGCTCCAAATCTTCTCCACCCCGTTCTCTAACAACGGCGAGTTCGCCTAAATAATCGTTTAGTAATTCTTGGTAATGGGGTACCCACTCTTGTTCAGAGGCGGCTCTGGCTAGTGCTTCGTCAAAAGCAAAGGGATGGGCTTCATCGTAGGGAATTGGAGTTTCGGGAATAGCTTCGACAATCGTTTTGATATACTCTTCCTTCTCCTGTTCGGGAGTAGACACAGTAGCGGGGGCAGTCGTTACCCCTGCCTTGGCATAAATATCAATCCCCGCCATTTTGTCGTTGTATTCCTGTGTGCCAGGTACGGCGTGGGCTGGTGTTCCGTTGATTAGTCTATCTGGATCGTACATAAGTAAAAGGCATCCGCTGGATGCCTCTGTCGTTATTATAGCAAATCGTTTTTTAGTTACCCACCCAACTTGTTACTCGTAAACGTCATACAAACACCATGTAATTCTACATCAGCCCCATTGATTGTGTCAGCATCCAAGTCAGCCCTCCGCCTTATCCTCAAATGTAAACAAACATCATCTGTGTGGGGTGCGGCTAGGGTGAAAGTAGTCATAACCATGCCCTCGGCTGTAGTAGAGGCCGCCTGTGTGCCCCCCGCATCTGTGCTTGCCAGTAGTGTATCATCTGCGGCGGCGGTTGTATCCTCATCCACCTTCCGCCAAAGATATTCAACTTGCCACTCACAGTTCCCTGATGTTGGGGTGGTACTCCAG